GAAATAACAGTAACATTAATATAAAACAAAGAGAAGAAAATGAAAATGAAAATGAAATTATCCTAGGTATATTTGCATACCTCTGATATTCAATTATTTACGTAAAATAGCTTTGTTTATGCGGTTATACGAACATAAATTTCTGTTTATTTGGCACATTAAACGTGCCAAATATAATGGAATGTTCTAGTATGGTTCTAGTAAAAAAGTGAAGTATGGCAACATTTAAAGTAGTAGTATTTGACAAACGTTCTGATGGGTTTTATTCAGTTTTCATCCGTATTACTCAAAATCGGAAGAAAACTCATGTAAAGACCGACAAAGTGGTAAACGATAAGGGCGTAGTGAAGGGCACGAAAGAGGTGAAAGATTCTTTCGTGCTGGAGTCATGTATGGCTACCATCAACAAATGGGTAGAAAAGCTAAACAAGGTTGATAGTAAAGACTGGACAGTAATACAGGTAAGAGACTATCTTTTGAAATCAGATCAGGAACTGAGTTTTTCGGACTTTGCTCGGAGTTATATTAATTCATTATACGATGAGCTGCAAGAAGGTTCAATAAGGACTTATGCTAACTCATTACAAAGTTTGGAAAAGTTTGCAGGAAGTCAAAAGATTCTCTTTTCCCAGCTAACTGTTCCTTTTGTAAACTCATGGTTGGATAGTCTTTCTGGCTATCGCTCATGTAAGAGCACCTATCCGATATTTATTAAGAAAATATTCAAGGAGGCTTTGAAACGCTATAATGACTATGATTCAGACCAGATACTGATAAAAAACAACCCTTGGGAAAGAGTCAATATAGCTAAGAAGGATGTAGCTAAGAAGAAAGCTATTACCATGGAAGAATGTCGGCAGTTGTTTGGCATTTTTACTGAGAATGGGAATCTGCAATTTACACTAGATGTCTGCAAAATGATATTGTGCCTAGCCGGTATCAATGTAGCAGACTTATATAAAATGCAGAAGACAGATTATTATGATGGCATCTTGCATTATGAGCGTAAGAAAACTAGGACTAAGAGAGCCGACAAAGCATACATAGAAATGAAGGTTCCTGATATGCTGTTGCCAACGATAGAGAAATATCTAGCCCCTAAAGATGATCCCTATCTTTTTACATTTCATAATAAGTATGCCAGTTCTCACTCTATGGACACGAACCTGGACTTCTTCTTGCGTAAGATATGCAAGGAACACTTGAATATGGAAGAGGGTTACTATAGCCCTTATACTTTTCGTCATACTTGGGCCACTATCGCACAGAATGATATAGGTGCCAATTATGAAGATATAGGCTTTGCTATGAACCATATAAGTACCCACAAGATTACAATGGGCTATGTGAAACCTGATTTCTCCAGAGCATGGGAATTAAATGAGAAGGTAGTGGAGAAGATATTTTTCACTAATGACAAAAGCAAACGCCTTGAGGAGCATCATCTGCCTGTATTTGATAAGGTCGAGGAAACATTTGAGTTGTCTGCTGATGCTTACTTCATGGGTGAAGTTGTGGCTCATGTGGATGGCAAGGGCTACAAGAACACAGATGAGATAATCGAACAGCTCATGGCCAGCATAAATGATACTGTTCCTACAAACTGCACGATACAGATTAAGGTGAAGAATATCACCAAGGACCAGACGAAGTACTTTGAACGAGTTAGGGACATAAAATAGCTATTTTGTGTTAATACAGATTAAAATTGACCCAATATAAGTTAAAATAGAGCGTTTTTGCTCGATAACCAAGTCAAGGGTAGTCTTCTCTAAAGTTGAAGAAAATTTAGAGAGGGCTACCCATTTTTTATAATTAGCCATTATTAACAATTTTGAGATTTTTGATGTTGATAGTGGTTTCTTGTTTCTCAAATTTCTCTTCCAACTGCATGAAAGATTCCTCCACAGATAAGTTTCTGGATTCATCATTATTGAACGATACAGACTGCAACTTAGGAGCCACGTATGGAAGGAACTTAGCCACCATCGCCAGACGTCCGGCAGGCTCTTGAATCTGCATGAGATCCGTGAAAAGGGAATAGTTCTTCTCATTGATACCATTGATGTAGCCAGTAAGAGCATCACGGAGGCTTTCACGCACACTTTTGGTAACCTTGTTAGGTGTGCCGGCCTTGCGTCCGCCAGTCTTCTTCCTCTTTGGCTTTGGCTCATTATTATTTTCTTGTTTTACTGCCATATTCTATTGATTTTTAATGTTCACTGATAGTTTTCGGGTGCAAATATAGAAAAAAAATACGAAACTTGGTGTTCAAGTTGCGGAACTTATCACAGATAGGTAAGAAAAACGCATTACTTTTGAACAGTTTAAACATTAAAATTCGAATTTTATGGGAATTATTGGAAGTATTGCTGGTGGACTGACCTCTGCTGTAGGTGGTGCTCTAGCAGCTAAAGCAAGAAACAAGGGATATAATGATTATATCAACATGTTTCAAGACCGTATGCAACAGGTGAAGGATCATCGTGACAACTTGTATTATCAGGATCCTACTCAGTCAGCGGAGAATCAGGTAGCCGTGACCAATGCCCAGAAGGTATTGGATAATGCCACAGCAACCGCAAAGAACACCAATATTGTTAGTGGCGGTTCTGATGAAGCGGTTGCGCTGAGTAAGCAGGCTGCCCAGGAGCAGGTGGGTAAGATTATGCAAGAGGCTGCTGTGCAAGGTGCTCAAACAAAAGAAAACGTGTGGAATACTACTGATTCGCAGATAGACCAGATGACTAACTACATCGCCACTGCCAAGAAGGAGAAAGCTCTTTCAACCGCGCAGGGTATTACGGATGCTGCTGGTGGCTTGGCTGGAGCTGCAAGTAAATTGCCAATTTAAGGAAGGAGGTAATTATGGGATTTACATTAGATGATTTAACTCCTAAACGCCCGGCTACTGCCGTTACTCCTGTTACTAATTTCCCTGATGATAATGCGGTGAAGCCGGAGGTTGCAGTATCAGTTCAGACAACTGATACAGAACCGGGAAAGGGTACAGCCATAGATACGACCGGTATTACTGGGAATGGTGGCAAGGAATCTTTTGCCCAGCAGCCAACCGAGGAAGTTACCAAGGTGGAGCCTAACCAGGGTATCAAGATAGACTGGAGCAGACCTTATAGCGAGATAGAGCAGAACCCTCTATTGAGGCAGATGAAGCCTTATGACATTATGAGGGATTACCAGATGAATGGTGATGGAAACTGGTCTGCCTTCATGCCTTGGCTTTCTTCACTTGGTGATGCCGATAAAACTGTTGCTGCAAATGCAGCTCTGCAAAAGAAGGCTGAGAATCAAGCCAAATGGGAACAATGGGGAAATCTTTTTATGCACTTGGGTAACTTCTTTGGTACAGTTCAAGGTGCTCCATCGCAAAAAATAGAATCTGCACAAGAACTTACTGATCGCCAACGCAAGATAAGAGAGGCTACTGAGGCTCTTCGTGCCAAGGGATATAACCAGATTATGCTGAATATCTATAAGGACCGTCAAGACAAACAGGCACAGATGCAGGCAGAGGCTGCTGCAAAGGCAAATGAGGCACTGGCTGCTTATCGTGGTTCACAGAAGAATCAGACGGATGCTCTTACTCCTGTAAAGGTTCAGACGGAGAAGGAGAGAGGCAATGCTGCTGCTGCACAGGCTGCACTTAGTACATCGAAGAAGCAGACAGAGGATGCTTTGAGAGGCAAGAAGGGAAAATTACTTGATGCTCAAACTAATAATGCCAATGCCGGAGCTGCTGATCATAATGCTAGCGTTAACGTGAAGGGAGCGCAAGTTAGGCATATTAATTCGCAAACAGAGGGACAGAATCAGAGGAATGCCAACCAGAAGGAGGCTGATGATTTCAACACCAGGTATGTGAACGACCCTGTTTTCAAGAAACATGTAAACCAGTGGGCCAAGAATAATGGTATGGCTATCGGTGGTAATGATGGCAGAGGTGGCACTTGGGCGAATGAAAAGAATCGCCAGCAGGCTTCTAGATGGGCTAAGGCTAAGATGAAGTTAGATCGGACTCCTCCTTCTCGTAGAGGTAGGGGTGGCAGTAAAGTACCTCCTTCACGTAGAGGCGGCAGTAAGGTTCCACCATCAAGGAGAAGAAAGTAACTGATTATTAATCAAAAAAATAAGATAAGGTATGTTTGACGAGCAAGACAGACAATATTTTTATAATGAGTTCAAGAACAATGGCTATGAAGTAGGTAGCTATGATGACTTCAAAAAGGACTTGAACAACGAGGAAGATCGTAACTGGTACTACAATGAGGCCAAGAACATGGGGTATGATGTGGGAACACAGGCAGACTTTGACAAGATGGTGCTAGAGCCAGCTCCATCTACTTCTGGTGGTGGTAAGCAGGTAGATGCTTCTGCTACGACTCAGAGTGTAGAGCAGAAGGCTTCTAGTGAAACTAAGCCGCAGGTGGCTCAACCAGCAAAGAAGCAGGAAACAACAGACAAGGTTCCTGGTCTTATAGCAAAAGTTTTGGATATGATTCCTACTGGTGTTCAGATGAGCAACGGAACATATCAGCCATCACCAGAGATTCCTCAGCCGGTTGTAAAAGGTGAGGAAATGCCAGTGAAGGAAGAAACTTCTTCTTCATCATCAGCTAATGCGGCTTCTCCTGAATCTAAAGAGGCGGCTCCTGTTACGACTCCAACCGGTGTGGTGAATAATGAGGGGTTGATGGATGCCAAACTTGCCAACTATATTGAGGACTGGAAGCAGAGACCGGATAAGCAGAGTACTTACTTTGAGAATTTGGTTGCCGACTTGTTGGCTGATGGTACTGCCAATAGCAATGAGGAGGCTGTGAATATGGTGATGCCTGCTTTGCACAGATATGCCAACCGTTCTGCCATGGACGTTACCAACCAGGTAGTTTCTTCTTTGCCTGATGATACTGTGCAGGATGCTGAGAAGAGTATTGAAACGCAATGGTATAGCCATGGCGTGCAGGATAAGTTGAAGCAGGAGGCATATAACATGGGTATCAGCTATGATGACTATGTGGGACTGTTCTTGAAGCCAGCTATGGTACAGAGTTTGGTTAACAAGTATGGTCCGAAATATCGTGACATCGCTGAGGGTATTGCAACACGCCTCTATTCTCACGATGAGAATGTACAGGACAGACTGATGAATCAGGACATCAATGATGCTCTTTCTAGTGTTATCAGTAAGTATGTGAATCCATCTGTAGTGGATGAGTACAACAAGGCTCAGGAGGCAGGCAGTAAGGCATTTACAGAGGGAATGGAAGGAAGCCAGTTTATTCCGGCTAATCTTCGTCTAGGTACAGCACTTGGTGCTCAGTATGAGGCAAACGAGGCCAAGGATCCTGCAAAGGTGCTTTCTGGTTTGCAGCAGAAGTTTGGCAAACTCTACCGGAATCCGAAGTTCCTGAATGATATGAGCAATGCGGCATTTAAGGTGATGCAGCGATATGGCTTGAATGGCACTCAGAGTAGTGATCCTAAGCGGTTCAAGCCGATGATCAATTCTGTTCTTAAGAATGAACTCGACCAGCTAGAGATTAAGGGTATGATGCCTAAGGGTAGTGCTGAGTACATCATGAAGACTGGTTTGGGTAACACTATTGTGGGTAAGATTACTCGCAAGGCTGTTCAGACGGACTACCAGAACTGGCTGGAGGATATTGCCAATCAGCAGTATCATCCGGGCTTCTGGGAGAACGTGGCTAGTGGTGCTCTGACCTTTGCAGGTGATGCCTGGAGTTATTGGCTGCCGGGTGCCGCAGGTGGCAAGTTGACTAAGAGCATGATAGCCAAGGCAGAGGGTAAACTGGCTGGTGACCTCATGGCTAAGGGTATGGAGCGCAAGATGGCTGAGCGAGCTGCTAAGGTGCTTATCGGTAAGAGTAAGGCCGCGGCTTTGAAGAGTGGAGCCGTGCATGGTGCAGTTACCTTTGGCGGTCAGTCTGCTATTTCAAAGCCTATTGATGAGGTTTATCGCACTGGTCAGTTTGACGAGAATGGCAAGATTTACAATCCTTCTGGGTGGAAGATTGCGCTTGATACTTTATTAGAGGGAACACAACAGAGTGCCTTAGGTGTTATCATGCAGGGTAATACTATTGCTAATATGCTAGGCAAGGGCAGAGGCTTAGCTACCAATATTCTTGCTGATGTTGGTGGAAAGGTTGCGGATTCCGGTATTATGACCGGTCATCAGATGCTGGAGCGTATGGCGCAGGATCCGAACTTCAAGCCTACCGGTAAGGATGCTGCCGAGAGTTTCTTGGAGAGCATGGCGAACCTTACTGCTATCGGCTTGCCGGGCATGGTGGGCAAGTATGCTCGATTCAAGGATGCGAGGGAGTTTAACAAGAAGTTTGACTTCTCTGATCAGGATATTGCCGAGTTGAAGAGATTCGGCTATGATGGTCTTCGTGATGCTTTTGAGAAGGTGGGCATCGGGGAGTATGCTGTGGTTGGTGAAAATGCTCAGCGACTTGATGGGCAGTTAACCCAGAAGTATATGGACTTGATGAACGACAAGAGCGTGCCGGAGGTGTTGAAGGCTAAGATGATGGCAGTTGTAGAAGGCAAACGCCCTTCTTCTTTCTCGCCTGTTGTAGATTCCATCATCGTGCAACCGATGGATAATGATGGCAAGGTTTATCTCGAAACCTTAAACAAGAATGGCGGTATTGTTGAGAGAAAGGAGTTTGCTTCTCTTGATGAGGCTCAGAAGGCAGATAAGAAACTGGAGTATGAGAAGACTCTTGGTTTGGCTTCTGTGCTGGAAGGTGAGTTCCACAATGAGTTTACGCAGGAGCATCTTGATGGCTTATACAACAAGGCAGCCCAGAAATACAATATGGGTGAGAAATTGACAGATGAGGATAAGGCAGCGGTTTACCTTCATCAGAATGCTGGTGCCATCAAGGAGATCATGGATAAGCAGCAGAAGGGTATTATCCTTACTGATGAGGAGCAGAAGCAGGTTAACGCCTACCGTCATTATTATGATAGTGCTCTGGAGAATAGTTCTGTGATGAGGGAGTTTGTCAACACGTTTGAGGATTCGCATGGTGTGGCGCGCGGTACACTTCGTAAGGCTTTGGAGTCGAAAGATAAGAAATATGCACCTTTGGTTGAGTCTTACCTTAAGGAACTTTACAATTCTATCGAACTGAAACGTGAAATGAAGCAGATAGAGGATGATAGAAAACGTTTAGAGCAGGGCAATGTTGATGGCGAAAAACCAGCTACTCCTGTTGAGGGACCTGCTTCTGTAGAGGGTTCTGCTGGTGGTCAGGAGCCTCCTGTTTCAGAGGAACCTGCTCCATATCAAGACCGTACCAACTCCGTACCAACTCCGAGTGATGCAGAAGTTGCTGCAAGCCCTGCAAACTCTGCTGCTGAGGGTGCAGTAAATGAGCCTAAGGTTGCAAGCTCTGATGCTTTTGTTATGGGACAGAATGCCTATAAGAATGGGGATTCTGAGGCTTTGCAGGCTATTGACTATAATAGCGATTTGGCAACAGGACGTTTGAAGCGAGCGTTTGCTGATAACGAGAAGATGCCTGATATTGTAGCCAATGCCTATAGCGAAGGTAAAGATATGGATCTGTTTGTTGCTCAGCGTGCCGGTAGTCTGACACCGGCACAGAAAGATGCTATCAGTAAGTATGTAGAGGCTATGGATGCCAAGAAGGGTGCTATTGATGCTCTGCAGCATGCTGATGATGGTTATGGTGATGCCCTGAAGGAGCAGCTCTGGCCATACCAGACGGAAGACGGAAACATCGTGCCAGCTACTCTGGATAGCGGAAAACAGGTCTTCCTGAAGAAGGCTAACGAATATGGTGGAGCCTTTGTTGTTGTTCCAGATGAGCAGGGACAGCCTACAATTAAGCAGGTATCTAATGCCGAGATTAAAGAGGTGGGCACTCCTGTTTCTCTTGATGATTACATCGAAAATGCGGTGGCTCAGCAGAAGGATGCAAGAGCGCAGCAGTTTATCAGCCAGTTTGATGGCAGCGGTTTGAAGCCGAATGACCAGGTTACAGTTGCCATGGAGGAGGGTGATGCTAATATCAACATGACCTTTGCCGGATATAGCAAGGACGGAAAGATTGTACTTACTGATGGCAAAGATTATCTTCCTTTGTCTAAAGAAGAGTTTGCAGCATGGCGCAAGAATGCGCTCGACAATACCATTAATGAGCATTTGGATGCCGAGGATGATGAACGTGAACAGAAAGCAGCTTCTCAGGCTGAGGCTGATAAGAAACAGCGTTATGCCAATGGCATCGTGGGACTGAGCGAGGGCCAGCCGGACTATTCTTCTAATGATACAGATCCAAATGTGGCGGCTGAGTATCTGCAGGAGCAGTTTGGGGAAGACCATGGCAAACTTTTGAATCTGGTTAATGGCAGCCGTGATGACATCAAAACGCAACTTGCCAACAAGAGAAAGGCTGCTATTGAATATCAGAACTGGCTTGATACCAATGCCGATCTTGACCCGGAAAAAGCTAAGAAGGTGGAGGATGAGTTGAGTCTGGTTAATGAGCAGATTGCTGATCTTGATGCTCGTTTCAAGAACTGGAATACTATCCGCAACAGTGTGATGACTCCTGATGAGGTGAAAGCTATGAAGGAGGAGCGCAAGGCTGAGGTAGAGAAGGCTGGTGTTGATGAATCTGCCATCGTGCCATCTGATGATTTCCATGTGCTCGTACTTGAAGATGAAGAATTGAAGAAGCAATATCCAACTATGGATAAGGCTACCGACTATATTACCTCTCAGCGCAAAGACCTCTATCATACCCAGGAGGATGTGGAGCGCAAGATAAATGGTGTGAATGATATGCTGGATCAGTATATCAATGGCGAAACAGAGTTGGAGCCTACCCAACTCATGGAATTGAATACTACAAAGGCTCAACTGGAGGCTCTACAGACTAATTTGTCGGTTGCAGCAAAGGGTTTGAAGGCACAAGCTAATAAACTCAGCAAACTTTATAAAACAGAAGTTAGCCAGCAGGAAATGGAGAAACTGGGTATGACTCCTTCTGAGCAGCGTAAGGCATTGGTGACTGATGCGCTGAAGAAGAACGATATGAAAGCTATCCATGAAATATATAAGGATGCTTCCGTTGATGTGATGGACTTAACTCCTCAGACTCTCGAAGAGGCTGTGTCAGAGTCTTTGCTTCCTCATAGCTTGAATCCAGAATCTCTTCAATATGAGTTGGGCAAGAGTAATTTTAAGTTTGGTATTGGCAAGCGGTATGATTCTAATAAGTTCAATTATCTTATTGCCAAGAAAGGAACCGGTATGTCGGTTAACGAATTTGCCGTGAGAGTATATAATGACCTTCCTGTAAACTTGCAGGATATGGGATATTCCGACCAGGATGTTCGTAATACCCTTCTTGATATGTTCAAGTCTTATGACAGCGTGAAGGAAATGAGAAATGTGGCCCTGATGAACCGCATAGCTGCTGCAGAAGATGAACTTTCAAGCGAGGAAGAGTATTACGAAGCACAAAAAGAGCGAGAAATTATCGAAAGACAGGCAGAAATTGAAAATTATAAATCGTATATTCACGAAAAAGAGTTATCTTTGCCGTCTGAAAGCGAACTTGATCACATCAATGGACTTGAATTTGAGCGTATGATGGAGATTGAGGATCGTGAACGAGAGTACAAACAATATGTTAAATCAATTTTACCAGAATTAGCTGATTATGATGACAGAAGCAATGAAGAAGGATATGGAGGAGGCAGTAGCCTGGGTAGCGACTCTTCACGGAGAGGAGTTGATGAAGGAAATAGTCAAGGCGAAGAAGTTGGTAACGGAGAAGCATCTTCTGAGTCCGAGATTGGAGAAGGCTCTGATAGCGGACGCAAAGGGCGACAAGAGACTGGCAGCATGGAACCTGGCGAAGGCTCAGCTGTTCGAGGCTCACATCTACCGCAAGAAGCATCCTTCGGAGAACGTTTAAAGAGTGCCATTGCCGAAACTGAGACCGAACCTACTGAGGCTCAGAAGAAGGCTGGCAATTACAAAAAGGGTCATTTGTCCTTTGGTGGCTACGATTATACCGTAGAAACACCAAAGGGCGTGACTCGTAGCGGTAAGGACGAGCAGGGTAAGCCTTGGAGCGTGACCATGCACGATACTTATGGCTATATTCTTGGTAAAATTGGCGTTGATGGTGACCATATTGATATGTTCATCAATGATGCTGCAGACCTTGATACTTTTGATGGTAACGTTTATGTTGTTGACCAGGTGAACCCAGAGACTGGTGAGTTTGACGAGCATAAGGTGATGTATGGCTATCCTTCTGAGGAGGCTGCTACAGAGGCTTATCTTGCCAACTACTCCAAGGGCTGGAAGGGACTTGGTAAGGTTACTTCTGTGCCTAAGGCTACCTTTGACAAGTGGCTGGAGTCTTCTGACCGCAAGACTAAGCCTTTTGCGGAGTATGCTATGGTACAGAAGGAACAGGCGAAATTTGACCGCGGTGTGAAGGAGGTGAAGCCATCTGAAATGACGGAGGCGCAGAAGGTGGCATATGATGCAGTTTCTACTATGCTTAAGAAGGCTGGCATCCCTGTGAAGGTTGTTAGCAATGAGGATATGGAGAAGGTGGCTGAGGCGCAGGATAACATGGCTGTAGAAATGCTTTTGAATGATCCTCGTCTTCGCTTCTATATCAAGACTCCTGAGCAGAAGGAGGCGGCCAAGGCAGCTTATGACTGGGCTGCCAAGAACAGACCGGACAAATTTAAGCAGTATGCTATCGTCAATATGGATAATCCGAACCAACCTCCTCAGTACTTTGAGAAGAAGGACTTAGCTGAGAAGTGGCGCAAGTACTATACCAATGCCTGGAAGATAGGAAACTACAAGGCATTTAATCTCAATAAGCCATTTGAGGAGCAGATCAAGGACGTGAAGGGTGATGTTCCTAGTGAGTTTGACCCTTACAAGGCTGAATCTCTGTTCAATAAGAGAATCGAGTTAGAGAGGCAGATTAAAGAAACCGAGGATTCCTATAATGCCAAGAAGAAAGAGCGCGCAGAGTATCAAAATCAGTTAATGCAGGACTATATGGATCAGCATGGCTTATCTTCTGAGAACGATATTCCAGATGATGTTTGGACTGACTACAGGGATAAATCCTTTGAAAAGTATCAAGATACACTTGATGACTTGTTCCATAAGTATGTTGAGTTAGATAATCAGTTGAAGGCTGTTGCTGAGCCGGGAGTAAGATTCTTGCGTACTTATCATGGTAGTGGTGCTAACTTTTCTGAGTTTGACTTCGACCACATGAGCGAGGGTGCTGGCTCCCAAGTGTTCGGTTGGGGCGGCTATGTTACCTCTTCAAAGAAGATAGGTAAGGACTATGCTAGTATCAAATATGACCCAGACAAAGATGTAGAATATGTAGGCAAAAACAAAAAAACTTTCACTGATTTGATTGCAACATTGTTTGATGGTGGAATTAGAGACTATAATTATGTCAAAAACACCTTGCTTGAAATTTCAGACAATGATAAATCAAACATATCAAAGAAAGAAGAATATGATTGGTTTGTATCAACTAAACCAGAAGATTGGTTCAATCCAAACCCAACCACAAATCGCAATCTCTATGAGGTGAATATTCCTGAGGATAATGGCAGTAACTATTTGGAATGGGAGAAGACTTTGACAGAGAAACAAATAAATGCTATTCGTGATGCTTTGGCTAAGAATGGTGTTGATATTTCATCTTTTGAGAAGAGAGGATTCAAACTGGATTTACCTTTTAAATATGTATATACTACGGTTCTTCCAATGATGATGCATAGCAAGCCAAAGGATGTAAGTAAGTTTCTTTCCTCTCTAGGCTTCACTGGAATCAAATATCCTGCTGGAACCATCATGGGTGGTGCAGAGGAAGGTGATACCAACTATGTTATCTTCAAGCCTGAGGATATGAAGATAGTTGATCATACGAAGTTTGCGCAGGGAAAGGGTGTGGTTTATGGCTACACTGATGGCAAGCAGATTGTGCTGAACCAGGAGCATCTGAATCCTAATACTCCTATTCATGAGTATCAACATCTTTGGCGTACTGCTGCCAAAAACATGAATCCGGAACTTATAGAGCATGGTGATAAACTCATCATGCAGACCCAGCTATTTGCCGATTTGAAGCAGGATCCTAACTATAATCATCTGACAGATGAGCAGATTTGCGATGAGGCTTTTGCTCGTTTGACCGGTGAGGACGGAGCTGCCATTCTGGAGCAGATGGCTAAGGATGCTATCAAGGAGAATCCGCTTGATACAGCCAAGGAGCTGAGTGTTATCAATAAGTTGAAGGAGTGGCTGAAGAAGTTCTGGTATTGGACTCTTGATACATTTACGAAGTGGAAGCCTGAGGACATTAAGAAAATGACCTTGGAGGATATTCGTAATCTTGTACTGAGAGACCTGGCGAATGGGGTGGACCCACGTACTAAATTTCATGAGGCAGAGAATGCTGATGACATTAAGTTTATGGGGTCTACTACCAAGAAACGTATGAAGGACATTTCTACACAACTAGAAGGTAGAGAACTTGATGAAGCTCAACAGGCAGTTGCTGATGTTTATTCTGGGAAAATGGATAATGTATCATTAACCGTGGAGCGTGAAGATGGAAGCAATAAAATCATCATGCGCCAAGGAAATGATAATCATGCAGGAACAAAGCATAGCGTATTCCGTCATTATGGTGTAAAAGCTAATTCTTTAAATGTTGATGATTTGTTGCTGATTCCTACAGTATTAAAAGAAGGTGAACGCAAAGTAAGCGATAATGGCAGAGTTGCCTATGTTTATGTAGATCCAACTTCACAAGTAAAATATACTGTAGTAACAGAACCAAAGAATAACAAGGAATATTTTAATGATTTCTATTCAAATAAAAAAGCAAATCCATCAGAGACGTCTAGGGTAGTTGAAAACTCCACAAACACTCCCGAAGGAGCACATAACAATGATGGAAATGCTTTTACGGCTGCAAAGGTAGATAATAATTCTGAAACCACCAAGGGAAATGATGGAAATTTATCTGTGGAGGATAAAATAAAGGCTGTTTCTCAGCAATTTGGTGTAGATGAGGCAGATGTGGCAATGTATGCCAATGCTATTAAGAAGGGTTCTACTGCTGAGGCTGCACGTGCCAGAGTCAATATCAAACGCCATTTGTTGCAGGCAAATGAAGATAAGATTTCCTCTTTCAAGGAGCTTCTTAAGTACACCGTGCCTGTAAATGAAGCCTTGAAGGAGAACTTTGGTGACGTTGATGCCATGATAGAGGAGCGCAAGCAGCAGATGGAGGCGCAGCGTAACGCCATGGAAGCTGCTAGAAAGAGAGCAGAGGAAGAGGAAGCCAAGCGACAAAAGCACCTGGAGGAACTTTCTCTGATTCCTGATGATCAACTTGACAAGCAGTATATGGATGCTCTTGCCAAGGGTGATGATGCTACAGCCAGGGAAATGCTTGATGAGGCTGCCAGACGCAGGGGCTATGATGATACCGAAAGCGCATATCAGGGTGTAGGTGCCTGGGCTGCTCCGGGAAACCCTGGATATGAAAGCGACAAGGCGAGACGTGACGATTGGGAGTCTAGTGGCTCGGATGTGAACCTGGAAGATATTGCCTTGGGCTATACTCCTCAGCCAGACGATTACTTCTCTCACCCTGAGCGTTATTCGCAGAACACTCCTCATGGATTGGAATCTGTGAAAGCTATCAATACGGCTATTGATGCCATTAAGAATGGCGAGAAGGATGTTAAGGTAAAGGTTTATCGTGCCGTTCCTACTTCCGTGAAGGAAGGTAAGTTACGTAATGGTGACTGGGTTACTCCTTCTAAGAAATATGCCGATATGCACGGAGCAAACCGACTGGAAGGCAAATATCGTATCATTGAAGACGAAGTTCCGGCTACTCAACTGTGGTGGGATGGTAATGACGCAAACGAGTTTGGCTTTGATGATGGCAAGGCGTATAAATACAAGAATGCCAAGAATAATAGAAAGTTGAACGACCTTGTTACCTATGATGATAATGGTGACGTTATTCCTCCTTCTAAGCGTTTCAATTCTCGCAAGCAGGATGTTCGCTTCATGTTTGGTGGCGAGAAAGGTGCGGCTGAGGCAGACAAGGCTGAAGAAAAGACCTATCGCATGGATAACTTGAAGGTGGCAGAGAAGATGGAGCGAGGCAAGATGGATGCCAAGGCTATCAAGCTGGCTACCGGCTGGGAACGTGGAGCTGATGGCAAGTGGAGATATGAAATGCCGGATGCTAAGATTAAGGATATGAAAGATATTGGCGGTGGAAATATTGTTAAGCGTTTTGATGATGATATGCTTTGGAATGATGGTAATCTTGCTGATGTCATTGATGCGCCTAAACTTTTTGAGGCTTATCCTCAGTTGAAGAATGTACGTATTGATACGGATGCCATTATGAACGATATGCCTTCAAATGGTAATTATAATGCCAAGACCAACACCATTACCATTCATGCTGATGAGCTGAAATATATGAATAGTATTTTGAATCACGAGATTCAGCATGCTATCCAGTATATAGAGGGCTTTGGCAAAGGTGGCTCACCTGAACAAATGGAAAAAGAATTTAAGGAAGCGCAAGACGAGTGGAAGGCACGTGCTTATGCTCATGAATTGGAAGAAAAGGCCAAGGAAATGGGAGGTGAGTATAATCAATCGGAGGTAGAAAAAGCCCTTGTTGAGGAATATAAGGATTTAGATATGTCTGATGAACTTCCAGATAAAGAGACACGTATTAAGGGTTTCAATTACTTTGCACGTGGCTATGCTGATAGAAGTATGGATGATACTATCAAACGTTTTCGCCTGAATGAAAGTACACGTTCTGACTTTGATTCTTACAAAGAATACCTAAAGTTGGCAGGTGAGGTAGAATCGAGAAATGTGGAGAAGCGTTTGGGTATGAATGATGAGGAGCGCAGAAACTCGCTGGCTGAGGAAACAGAGGATGTACCTAGAGATTCGCAAATAGTGTCCGGAAATGCTAGGGCTAGTTACAAGATCGTGGAGCAGAAGTTGAAGAAGCATCCTGATTCGCTGATGAAGGCTGGCACCTACTTTAGTGGTGGTGGTCTGGTTGAAGAGGGATTGAAGGGCATTATCGACCCAGTTGTGGCCGTGGAATATGACCGGAAGATTAGCGGTGTATATCGCAATAACTTCGGGCAGCATATTGTAACTGCTGACGTGAGAGACGTGGATCCGAAGGAACTGGTGAAGCATATTGATGGTGAAGTTGAGTATTTCCATGCTTCGCCTGTATGCAAGAACTATTCGCAGGCCAAAAGTAATAGTGGAGAGGTGGAGCTTGACAAGGAGACTGCCAAGAGTACTGCCGACTTCATTGATGCCGTAAAACCGCGAGTGGTGACTATCGAGAACGTCAAGGGTTACAAGGACTCTGAGGCGATGAAGATTATCACCAAGGCACTTGATAAGAATGGCTATACATGGGATTCTGATGTGTATAATGCCGCAGACTATGGTGGCTATACCAGCAGGGAGCGACTGATTGTTAGAGCCGTGAAGGACGGAGAACTGCCTGAAAAGCCAAAGAAGCAACCACGTAAGGGTGGATGGTTAGAGGCTGTGGAGGATATTCTTCCTACCTTGACGGTGAAGGAAAGCGGTGTGGCTCCATGGATGGATGCCAGACTGAAGGTTGACGGAATCGACTGGAAGAAGGTAGAGAAGCCTCTTTATGTAATGGGTAGTGCTTATGCCGATGGCAAGATTCCTCATGCCTATGGGGATGAGATTCTGCCTACGCTGAGAACCAAGAGTGGTGATGTGATCATCATGCCGGGTGGAAAGGTATTGCGTGCAGATGGCAGGGTGTTGGCTAGGATTTCCGGACTGGGCGATGACTATAAATTGCCTAAGACGGAATCTTTGGCACATACCATCATTGGCAATGGTATTCCGGTGCAATTGACCCAAGGTGTGATTGCTCCTCTGCTGAATAAGGATGACTTGTCGGGCAGAAATGTATTGGCACGACTTGGCAGCTCTATCTTCAAGAACAACTGGGATGCAGACAAGCAGAAACAAGTGAGCGACCGGGTAGTAAACACTGCCAACAAACTGGGTGGTGCTGAGGCTACAGTTTACACTTCTGTGGATGAGGTTCCAGATGCTTATCTGAGTGATGTGAAGAATGGGGCTACCGGATGGTATGACCCTACTACACACACGGTGCATGTTTATCTGCCTAACTGTGCTGATGCCAACGAGGCTGAGAGAACGGTGCTTCATGAAAAGATAGGCCATGAGGGTATGGAAGTACTTCTTGGTGGCGAAGATGGCGTGAGAAAGTTCGCCAACTTCGTTTATCGTTCCGTAGGTAAGGATGTTCGAGGCAAGATTATCGACTTTGCCAACAAATATGATCCGGACTGGAAGAACCCTGATCGCATGAATGTTGGAACGCAGGAGTATATCGCTCATTTGGCTGAGGAGAGTCCTAAGACTGCTGAGGACTTTTCTCTTTGGACCAAGATTAAGCATTATCTTATCAAGTTACTGAAGAAGCTGGGTGTTCGTGTGCCGGGACTTCTCAATGACAAGGATTTAAGATACTACCTGATGAAGGCTGGCAAGGCTCTGCACGTTTGGGACGAAATGCCTCAGGAGAAGCAGGAAGCCATGATGAAGCAGGCTAGCAATGCTGAAATCAAGGATGCGCTATCTGACGGTGCAGGTAAGGGCAAGCCGAGACAGAAGAAGGGCGAAAGCACTATTCAGTACATGAAACGTGTACAGGAGTGGCGCAAATGGCAGAATGCACGCGAGGATAAAGAGAACCCAGAGCCTCCAATGTTCTACGACATTGATAAGGATAAAGCAGGTAAGAAGGAATGGGCACAGCTCAATAAAGATTGGCGTGAACGCCACCACCTTGTTGGCGAGGAACCTACTGGTATGCCTATCCGAATGGAAAATGAAGAGGATGATGCCTACATGAATCGTATTCATGAATATGAGAAATGGCAGGCAGCCATGAAGGACCAGGAAGACCCTTTGCCAGATATGTTTGCCTTTGAAAAAAAGAAGCAGGAGGAGGTGAAACGCAAGTATGAGGACTGGCTGGCCAAACATGATCTGCTGGAGCAGCAACAAGCCGATCTGGACTTGTATGAGGGTAAGATTTACCCAGCAGAGACCAATCCGAAGGCTGATGCACTGGAGCAGCAAGTGATGCAGGATTTGGCAGAAGTGACCAGTACGGACGTGAGCAAGGAAGGTGCAGCAATGACCGTTAAGCATGCCGTGATTCATAGACGCAAGAATATGGAGGAGGCGAGTGCAGATGATGCCATCTATATCAATGATGTGAAGAATAGAATCGAGAAGATGGCAGATAGCGGTGTTTTTGACAAGTTGCTATCTGATTACAAGGGAAAGAAAAACCGGGCAGAAAAACTGGCTGAGACAATACCTTATATAATAGAGGCTCCTAGACGTTTGCGTGACATGGCCCACAATCTGAATGCCACTGGTGTCTTTGATAAGGGACATATCCATATCCAGCCAGCTGATGTTGAGGCTATCCAGCCATACGTGACAGGCTTGATTACCGAGACAGCAAAGAAGCATACAGAGATTAAAAAAGGCAAGGAGATAGAGGTATACGATGATCCTAAGGCTGTGAGCGAGGTGGCAAGCAAAATGGCTCAGGCAATTAATGCCAATCACCAGGGCGAGGAAGGTTTTGTACCATGTGATGGAACGGACATCCTCAGTAAACATGTTTTGAAACTCGTAAAAGAGAGGGTAGTGCCTGGACGTATCAATTATAAGGAACTTTCTCCTGAAATGCAGGCTGCCATTGATTCCATCCGTGACTGGTATAACTATACCTATGACTGGTTGATGGATAATCATACTTTGAAAGCTGGCACTGGTTATAATGTTGACTACGTAAATCATATTTGGGATAAAGAGAAATCTGATCCTGAGGCGTATGCTACCTTTGTGGAGAATAGGCAGCGGACCAAGAGTCCGAATGAGAAGCCGAGAACCATCAGCACATTAATGGAAGGTATTTATGCCGGACTTGTGCCAAAGACTACCGACATAACGAAAATGATGGCCTACTACAGCAGAAGTAATATTGAGGCTTGGGCTAACAAGACCCTGTTGCAGGAGTTGACCGGACTGAACGTGATAGAGCGGAATGAAAAAGGAGAGGTAATTTCTACTGATCCACTACTTTCTTCTTCTGCTCCATTCAATTTGGAGCAATATAAGTACTTTGAGATTCCGGCCGTAGGCCCTGTATGGGTATATAATGTATCTCCAAAGCAAGTGAAGGTGAAGAATCCTATCACTGACAACGAAAAGGTGATCTATAGTGAGGCTAGTGCCGGTGACAGATTTGGTGTTGTGTTTGATACCTATCAGTCATCCCCATTCTGGAAAACCTTTGATACGCTAGCTTCTAGTGCCAAGAAGTTGGAGCTGGGCTTTAGCGGTTTCCATGCCGGAGCCTTGACCGAGGTCTATATGGTGCAGAATATGGTGGAGTTTGGTCCTAAGAAGGCCATGGCCAACTTTATGAAGTATATCTTTGCAGATACAGCCAAGAACCATGAGTTGCCTTGTTTTGCCAATCCTGAGGATTTTCAAGAGGCTGCTTCCCATCTGGTGAAGTTCGGAGCGACCAACGACTATGCTGCAGCGGATGTACAGAACATGTTTGATAACATGCGCGATGCGATGATAAAGGTGCAGAAGAAGTTGAAGGACGGAAATAAAATTTCCGGAACGGTGGCTAAGGCTTCTATGCCATTGACGGTGGCAACGCAGATGCTTTCGCTCATCAATAAGGGCATGGATGTAGCTTTGTGGGATTTCCTTCATGACGGACTGAAACTTGCTACCTATCGTATGAGGGCAGACAAGACCAAAGAGCGTGCCAAGAAGAAGGGATGGACTGAGGAAGAACTGAGCCGGGCTTTGGACGAGGACGGACAGTTTGTGAACGATATGTTTGGCGGTCAGCACTGGGATGTGTTGGGAGCCAGCCATCGAACTTTACGTTATGCCGGACGAGTTCTTCTTTCACCAGACTGGAATGCTTCTACTACCCGACACTTCCTGGCATTAACCGGATTTGGTTCTATCTGGAATGAGGCAACCTTTGAGAACTTCAAACAGTATTACAAGAGGCTCAAACATAAGGAACTTACACCGGAGGATGAAGGCAGAAGAAGCAGGCAGATTTCGGCTTTGCTCTGTTATGGTATCGGATTCATGGTATTTTATGAGGGTATTGCCAATGGCATCAATGCTGCTTTCCGTGCCTTGGACGAGGAGAAGGAGCGCAAGAAGGCAGAGGAGATCCGGAAGACCAACCCAAGCTATAAGAGCATGTATGAACTGGCTTATGGTGACGAGGGTATGAAATGGTATGACTATCTTATGAGAGGCAACAGCCTTGGTCAGCAGAGCAAGATCTTCTTAGGCAGATATGAAGATGGTACAGAAATGTATGTGAGACATGGTAAGCAGTTCCGTGAGGTTCCTGAATACCTATTCAACCATAAGGGAGAACTAGAGTTCCCTGGACCTATGGTACAGCGAATGATAGGTAAGGCTAACCCTATGGTGAGAATGACCTTGGATGATATTAACTATCTGAGCGATTTTCAAGCCAGCCATGCGGATCAAGATATTCAGCGCAAGTATGGCAAGACCATCGGACTGCTTTATAAGGATGCTTTGTACTGGGCACCTTTCCTGATTCCGAGCCAGGAGAACAAGGAGTTCAAGGCAGTTGATTTCTTCTTCCCTTCTTCTAAGGGGTTCTCTCCATGGAAGGCTCAAAGTTACTTCAAGGACTTTATCCTTAGCGGTGACATGGAGGGTGTAGTAATGACATACCAGAGCTGCCAGCGCAATGGTATCGACCCAGAGGCTCAGATTAAGGCTGCAATCGGTTCGGTGAAGGCACTGGAAAGTGCAGAAATGAGCGATGGAGTGACTTCCTTACAGGAGGCTAGTAAACGCTTTGATGCTGCCAAGAGTATCACGGAAAAGAAGAAGATGCGCCAGAAGATGAAGAAATTCCTCTCGCAGAGTGATTATAAGGCTTTCACCCAGAAGGAGGCTCTGGACATGGTGCAGGGTTATCTGAACGGTGATGAAGACTTGAAGGAAATGGAGAAGGCTGAAAGCAAGTACCTGATGAAGGCTAAGGCAGAGGACGTGACGGAGGACTGGAGAATACAGAACGTCTGGAACGGAACCATGGAGACTTATCAGGAGTATCAGCGTTTGAAGGATGTTGATAAGGCGAAGGCAAATGCCTTTAAGAATAGCAAGACCAACAAGCGACTGTTCGCGGCTAGAAAGGCTATCTCTGCTGCAAGAAGGAAGATGAATAAGGCTAAGAAGCAAATGGATGGTACGAACGATGCTGCCAAACTGGTAGAGATTCGGAATACCAGAAAGGAGCTGCTTAATACGTTGAACGGAATGGAGTAGCCTTCGGGCTACTTCACGCTAGAAAATGTTCTATATTTCCGAAAATAGGCTTTAGCCAATTCAATTTTATGTTCGATATTTCTACAAACAGAAAAAGGGACTTGCTTCACAGCGAGTCCCTTTTTGATAGTTATAAAAAATCTAATTCCAAATAAATTTAAAATAGTTATGATTAATGAATCATTTGTGTGTTTAAAGTTGAAGATGTTGGAGCGATGTTATCCGAGAGAAGTACCAGATGCATTCTCTGGTTCCTTTTTCTTTGGTGATGCCCAGCGTATGTAATCAGCCATGCTGTCATCCATGCGCTGCTGCTCACTCTTCGGATTCTCCTTCTTTTTTTCGCCCCAGAGACGTTGGGCAATATCATCCAAACACCACTGCCAATCGTCTCGAAGAGTGATGACCTTGGAACTTGGCATGATGGTGACATCTGCCTTTGGTGGGTCAACATGCTTGGTGTTGCCATCCTTATCGGTCTCCTCCTTGGTACTGAGAGAGGCGAAAGGCACGTTATTGTCGTTAAGGAACTTCTCCACATCCTCCTTCTTGTTGTCGCAGAGAAGAATGCAGACAGAAACCTTATTTTTCTTCAAGGTGGTGAGGGCTTCTTTCGCCTTGCCTACCATGGAGAGGTTGCCTTTATCATCTTTAGTAATGACGCAGGCTTCATGTACATTGATTGATTTACCCATGATTTAAAACGTTTTAAATTGAAATGCGGAACAAAAATAAGGAGAAAATATGAAAAAGTAATGTTAAGTTGCGCAACTTATCACTAATAAGCGAGAAAAATGCGGTATTTTTGGCGAAAAATTAAGAATTATGGTTGACAATCATGTAATAAATGACATATCGAACTATGCAGAGCCGGGACCTGACTCACTTGAAGGAGTGAGCCGGGAGCGGTTTACGCAGAGCGAAAGCAATCTTCTGTTGCTGCAATGGGCTTGCCAATACTTCTATGATGGTGCAGAACTGAGAAAGAAGTGGAAGCGAGCGCAAGACTTCGTGATGGGAAGACAGTTGGAAGAGCTGATAGAATGGAACGGAAGAAAGATTACCATCCGGCAGTATATGGAACTGAAAGGTATGCCAATACTGGAATACGATGTAATCGGAGACAAACTTCTTTCGCTCGTTGGTCTTGTGCGCCAGCAGCGTAGTACTGCTACATGTAGTGCCGTGGATCCAAACGAGGAAGACTATATCAGTTTCTTCAATGAATATCTTCGTCAGAACGACAACTTGAACGACAGGCAAGAATTAGATGCGAGAATGTTCTATGCCTTCTGTGTCTTCGCCTTTGTGGGCATGAAAACCTATTATGGCAGAAGGGATGGAAAGAATGGCATCTTTGACTATTCTGTAGACATCTTTAAGCTAGCTTTACCACCTTTCTTTAAGTATGACCTGAGCGATGTGGAATTTATTGCTGAGGCTCATGATCTGACTTGGCGAGAGATTATTGCTACCTTTACAAATGGAAGCAAGGAAGAGGCTAATAAACTCAGTGAGATCTATCTACAGACGCAGCACCATTTTGCGCCCGAACAGACTTATCACCCGACTGGTGAAGCCCAGTATGCCGGAATAGATGATTTCACCCATTCTTCAGTAGTAGGCAAGTACCGGGTATTGGAAATCTGGACAAAAGAAACCAGACCAGCCATTTGGGTACATGACTGGGAGAGTGGAGATTGCGGCTATGCCTCTCCTGACCAGCGAGCCTTCTATGAGGAAAAGAAACGCAAGATAGAGGAATCCAACATCATGAAAGATGAAAATGGCCTACCTGTGCTCGATGAGAATGGTGAGCCTATCTATTATGTAGACCCTTCTGAACTTAAGACCATCGACATTAAGGATGAGGCCGAGACCTACTGGTTCAGAAGATACCTTACCCCGAATGGCTATCTACTGGATGCTAGGGAATCGCCCTACTATGTGCTGAGAGACGGTTTTAGAACTTCCATCATGCCATATACCTTCGTGGCTTATCCTTGCCTGAATGGTGAGATAAGAAGTTTCTCTATGCGTGCCGAGAACAACCAGCGCACCTTGAATCATTATATGATGATGATTAACTTTATCGTGGCCAATGGTGCCAAGGGTACGATGCTTGTGGACGAAAATGCTCTGAGCGAGAAACAGAGCATCGATGAAATGCAGGTGAACTATACCAAGACAGATGGTTTTATCTTGTGGAACTCGAAGAATGGAGGTAAGCCACCTCAGACACTGGTCAACAAGAGTATTCCGGCAGGTGTTGACTTCATGGTGAACTTTGCCAAGACGATGGCAAGCGAGGGAAGTGGTGTGCAGGGTGCTCTTCAAGGACAGCACCGGAATACCAGCGGTAAGCAATATCAGTTGGAAAGAGAATCATCATCTACCACAATTCAGGACTTTGTTGAGAGTTTCAACAACTTTAAGGTACGTGTGGCCAAGAAGAAACTTTACCTGATACAGGAATTTTGTACCGATGCGGACAGCGTGAAACTGACAGGTGATGAATTTGAAATTCACTTCAATCCGGAGACCATGAGGGATATGGATCTAGACGTAGCCATCGACTTGGATGCTTACAGCCCAATCATCAGAGCCACGAACAACGATATGGCTTGGAACTTCATGACTAGCGGTAAGATGGATCCATACACAATGCTTACGGTAGGGCAATTCCCTGGTACGAGCAGAATGAAGAAGTACTTCAAGGAACAGTTGGAGAAGCTACAAGCCATGCAAGCGCAGCAGCAAGCGAATGGCGAAATGCCTACAGCAGGAGTTGAACAACAGCAGACTGGTACGCCTGCAGCACATCTGAAAGATGTAAACGATGGAGCAAATGATTTGGCAGCTCTTCCTTCGGCAGCTATGTAGAAAAGAAGTTCTTAGTTAATTCATAATATTGAACGAAATGTTGTTCGGTTCTTAGATTAGATTATTTTTTTAGGTTTATTAGTTTTTAAGGTTGTTAGATTGTGAAGAGGAAGCCGTGATGGTCTCCTCTTCTTTTTTGTTTAGTCAATACCATGTCTCTTCTTGTATAAGCGTAACTTAAACATTAGGGTAGAAACTCGGTACATGTAGTATTCTTGCCAGTTTTTGAGTTTGGTTGTGCGCACCTTGTTGTCTGCATCGCAGCCGATGGCTCCCCATTTGGAAGGGGTATAGTAGTAGGATGCGGCTTTAATGTCTTCTACATTTTTGAAATAGCGTGTTGCCTTCCACTTGCCCATCTGGACTAATCTTCGATAGGCGAGCATGCACTTGCGGTTAGGATCGTAGGTCATAATCGCCCAATCTTTATGCGACTGGTCGTAGAGCATGTAGAAACGAGGCGCACCACATTCTTTATACTTGGCAATGGTTGCCTTGACTCCTTTTTGCCACATGCGTGTAGCACGGAAGAGTTCGATACGAGTGACGATAGGCTGGTAGATGTCTATGAGCATCTTACGCAGCAGGTTAGAATAACTTTGTTTCATTTTTCTTTTTACTTTTTATTATTAACTTATATGGACAGGCGATAGAATCGCCTGGAACGGTGACTATACAGGGGACGGATTATAATGCTGGCTAGATAGAGGCTAGCTGCCACCACCTATGCCTGACAACTCAGCTACTACTGGTGGGCGGTTGCGGAGACGTTCACGTTCTATCTCTGCTTTTGAACGGAATGGAACGATTTCCGGTGCTGGCATATCCTTTTCTACGTAGAGGGCAATAGCGCGCGCCATGACACGGTCATCATGCTTTCCGGCTACGGCTCCATAACAGTCGTTCTGCTTGTAATAGAGGAAGTAGGTACATTCATCTATTGCCGCAAGTTCTCGCTCCATATAGCCGCCATCACGGATGATGCGAGCCATCGTCTTCACTACTGCCACCTTGGTTGCCTTGTTCGTATTGAATCCCCATTTCATTTCAATATTCTTCACCTTCTTCAGTTTGGACTGGGATGCACTATACAGGTTGTCGTAGAGTGGGAGGAGGATAGGGAAGAACAGCTCTGACTGATTACCCTCAGTATTGTTCATGCGCGAGTAGGCGGTATTGTTCTCTATGACCAGATAAGCATCATTATAGAAATGGGCTATCTGGGCGCAGCGCATAGCTAGCTGATCGGCATCGCAGTGGCCATGCCACTCAGCTACGATTTCCGGTACACCACCATAGATTTCATCGTAGCGGTCAAGGACTACAATATCTGAGAAGTCGGAAGTTTTGTGAGAACCACCAATATCGCAGGCTACGATATACCGATGTCTGACAATTTCAGAGTTGTCTGGTCCAGCCCACACCTTCAATGGTCCGCCTGAACGCTCGATGAAGCGGATATTGTTCATGCAAGCATCATCGGCAGCATCATAAGAGTCACCTTCAATGTCACCCACCATGATAGGCTCAATACCCTTGCAGTCCTCTTCCATTTCCTTCAACTTGTATGGATCGAAGACTGTAGTACCGGAGAAGAGGAAGGCTTCTACATCATCAGAAGGGAACTCCTGACGCATATCGTCAAGAGTCTCATACTCCTTGGACTTCTCGATATACCAATGGATGCCCTCGAAGGATGCGCCTTTACATTCGTAGAGCCACCAATAGTACTTACCATGACCTTGTTCATCATTACGATTCTTCCACAGCCAGATGGCGAAATCGGCACGTTCATCCTCGGAAGCAAATGGCAATATATATTTTTCAATTTCGAACCATGCCACGAAGACAGGAGTAAATGCTGACAGAGGTTTTCCGTCTTTGTCTACTGAGTTTGCAGCTACCCAGGCATCGTGGAACTCGTTTTCTCGTCCGTTAGGCGTTGACTCTCTGACGATGAATGTTAAAGGATCTGGCTGAATAGATGATGATGCAGCCTTGATCACCTTAGCCGGAGTCCACTCTGTCGTGTTCGGGAAGAAGGCTTCCTCTGTGATATGAGCAAGGGCAGCATCACCGGAGCGGCATGATTCTGGGTTTCGGGCAGAACCTGTCTGTATCTTGCAATCTCGTGGAATGAGATACTTGATATTCTGTATGGTTCCTGATGTCTTGATTTTGCGAGGGTCGTTCTTGAATGGTACACCAATGTCGTAGAAGAGCCATGTAGGAATGGCATTAATTAACTTCTCGTACATATCGAATACCTGTGTGGCAGATGAAGACTGGTGGCCAACGATATTACTATTCCAGTTTGTCTTCCAGAAGATCTGCAGCCAAGCCATGTAGATGTCGGTGAGGGTAGAACCACCCCATTGGCGGCACTTCAAGAGAATGACACGGATATAGTGGTACTGACTGTGAAGGCGTAACTGTTCGAAGACCTTGGCTAGTTTGATCTGGGCATTGCGAAGAAGAAAAGGTATATCCTCACCACCATCCTTATTCTTGATTCGAGCGTAGGCGTAGGCGAAGAAATAGAAATCATGCTTACAGCGCAGGCGTATGAGATAGCGGAAGACAGCATCGCGAGCCTTCTCTTGGTCGAAGTCTGGCATGTACTTATCGCAAAAGGCCTCTATAGAACCACATTTGATGATGGCGCAGAACTTCTTTTCCTTCAACATTTCTACCGGTAGCCAGAGTTTCTTTCCCTTCAAGAAATCCGTGATGACACATTCAAAGCGGAGACCAGGGGCATTCTCTCCTGTAATGGGACGATAAGTAGCGAGGAGACTTTGGAGTCTTCTCTTATCTTCTTCAAGAATCTCTTTGAGCTTCTTATCAGAAATCTGCTGCTGAGGTCGAACCTTTAAGGAGGATTTTGCTACTGGCATTCGTTATATATAATAATGTTAAGTGTTGAATGTTAAATGTTAAGTGTATTGGCATGTCGGATAAATCTCTCTGCCTTGGCATAGATGAAACCTAAACAGAATAGGACTATGTGGAAGATACCAGCTATGTAAGGGAGAAGGAAACCTATAGCCATACCGAGCACCATCTGCCAGAAGTAGATGCGGTGATACCGATAATACCATTGCGCAGAGAATCCCATGAAGAAAGAAATCAATACGGATGCACCCAATACAGGTAATGCCGGATAGTATATGAACGACACCAAGACGGAGCAGAGCCAGGCTGCAAGTAGGCGATGGAAGCGAAACTGATGATGAACCATCAATATGCACCAGCCGTTGATACCCCAGTGTATAAAGTTGGCATGACCGAACATATAGGCGAAATGGGTGTATAATGGCGATGATGGAGACACAGCCAGCGAGGCATGAAGCGGAATGATGAAAGCCATCAGGAGGATGATGAGAAGTGTAATATATAATGTACGCATAATGGAAGTGATTTATCGAGTTATGAATGATGTTTTCTTATTGCGGAAATAATTGTTTATTTTCATCTGTATATATCTAGGAGCCATGCCCAAATTGGGCGCAGGAAGATTCAGGCATACATACACAAGATTTTTGGTATTGTATTCCTTGTATTGATCCATCTGCCGGAGACGCAAGAAATCTTGATAGAAATCTTCAAAGAGTTTTTCTTTCATGGCTTGGTATTTGCCGAATTTAGGCTTTTCCCCCTTGATGCGTTTACATACATACCGATAGGCTGTGCTATCGGCGAGATAATAGCAAGAGGCAGGCATCTTGGCGATGTAATCGCATATCTTAGCCATGGTGGTAGGATATTCTACCATCCTCTTGGCCTTACGAAAGAGCAGATACATTTCTTGATCTCTTTTAAGGTAAATTTCGGATATGGAATTTAGATGTTTCATACCAGCAAAATTAATTCATCAAGATGCAGAACTTATCACAAAGTAATGCGAAATTTTCCTTAATTTAGCACACAAATATTAAAAATGAATATTTATGGCAAAAGAAACTATTGATAATCAGAATGTTAAGTCAAAGCGAGATTCTTTCCGAGAGCGTCTTGCTCAGCGTTATCCTGACTTGAATATGGATGATGATGAGGCTGTTTATGGTCAACTTTCGACCGATTACGACCAGTATGACCAGAATAAGCAAAAAATGGATGATTTCAACAAAATGCTGGAAGACAACCCTCATGCTCCAAGTCTGGTGACAGGTCTTGTGACCAAGAAAAATGCCGATGGCAGCGACTTCAATTTTATCGATTTCATTATTGATGAAATGGGTCAAGACTATATTGATGCCATCAATGGTGACGAGAAGGCTAAGGCTCGTTTGAAGGCTAGTGAAAAAGAGAAACTTGAAGCCAGCGAGAAACTTGCCAAAGAAAAGGATCTTCTTGCAGCCAACATAAAGCAGTCGGATGATGAACTTGACGCTGCTATTAAAGAAGCGAAATTGAAGCCTGAGGCGATTACCGATTTGATTGAATGGCTATACAAGCGCAGTGATGATGGCGAGGATCACGATGATGATGGTTTTGTTTGGCGTGCAGCTCGTTATGATCTGAAGAAAGAAGACTTCTTGCGCCTCTTCCAAATTAAGGACTTCGACAAGGCCGTGGCCGATGCAGAAGAGCGAGGCTACAAGCGTGGTAAGAACGAGAAGATTGACCAGCAGAAACAACTGCATGATGGCAAGCAGGGCGGCAAGAAGAACATCAACATCGATGGAGGTGGTGGCGCGCCTTCACTTCCAAAGGAAAAGAGCCGTACTGAACAGGTGTACAGCAAGATGATTGGAATGTAGAATTAGAAATTTATAATTAATAATTTTAAATGTATAGATTATGAAACAGTTTAAGAAATGGTTTGGTTTCATGATGGCGATGCTCGTCATGATTCTTAGTGGTGGAAGTTCTTATGCAATGGCAGAAAATCCTCCTGCTGTTCCACCTGGTGAAGGTGGTGGTGGCCCAACTGGTCCTATAGATGGTCCTGGTGGTGGTGGTACAGGTCCTAAATGGGCAGCTGCTAGTCAGGAGCAACAGGAAAAAATGGGAAATTGGGACTACTATGTAGCACATGTTAACCCAACCGTGGTAGAAATGAAATTGGAGAGTTGCCCTATCGATCAGATTCTTCGAGCTTCGAAACGAATGACTCCTGTTGACAGCAACCGCATCGAATATTATTCCATCGGTCAGCGACCAATCAAAACCAAACTAACTGAGAAACTTGCTAAAACTACAAGTGGTGGCTCAGTGACATTTAAGGTAGAAAATCCTACTGTGTTTGGTATTGGTGACATTATTATGGTTAACGGCATGTTGGGTTTTGATGATAATGGTACCGACAGAAGCAAGATGATTCCTCTGCAGTTGCGAGTTACGTCTGTTGACAACGATGGTAATCCAACCTGTTATGCACTGAATGGCAAAAAGAATGCATCACGTGGTAACAGAGATATACCGGAGGATATTGCTGCTGGAACAGTAGTAATGCGACTTGGTAGAGCTGCTGGAGAAAAGGAGGTTGAAACAGGTAGTTACTATTCTATGCCTGACAAGAGCTTCCAGTATTGCCAGCGATTCATCATGCAGGTAGAGGAATCCCTTATTGACCGTATGATGAAGACCCAGGTTCAGTGGGACTTCACCAGACAGGAGAAAATGGCGATGGATGATATGCGTCAGGGTCAGGAGTTGAGTGGTCTCTTTGGGTATCGTTCTCAGTCGAATGGTGGAAAGGATGTTGGTATGGTATACACTATGGGCGGCATCTTCTGGGAAGCTGGAAAGGATTTGCAGATAGGTCACTGGGAGCCAAAGATGCAAAGGAACGATAAAGGCGATCTTGTTCCTGTAACAACGAAGGTAAAGGTTACAAACTCTGATGGTGCAACTGAGGTTGTGAAGCAGGTATACGAGTATGTAATCAGCGAGAAAGAGTTGACTCAGTTTATTGCTGCTATGTTGAAGGGTGCAGGTAACTCTAGCCGTACCAAACTCCTCTTTGTTGACAACTTGATTTATCAGGCTTTTGCTAACCTTCGCTCTAACAAACGTATCATTACACAGACAGAAAAGGACTATCAGGGTTGGAAACTTGATTTCGAGAAGTTCGAGAGTATGGGTACTAAGATTCTGATTTATCGGCACGATGCTTTTAACTCCTGGGGTATGGATGGTAGAGCTTTCTGCCTGGATGCTCGTTATCTGGATAAGTATGTATTCGGCACATGGACCAGAAATGAGTTTAATGCTAAGGATCTCTTGATTCGTAACACTGCAGGTGTTGTGATGGAGGAGTATAGCTGCTGGGTACTGACCTTCCCCGATGCCCATGCCCGTGTAGCCCGACCAGTCTTCACTGGTGATGGCGTGACTGATGAGGAGATTCAGGAGGCAGCGTAATCATCGTATAGGAAACTGATAGTTTTCTACATATATCAATCAAGGGGATAGTTGAGGCTAATGCAGTCTCACTATCCCTTCTCACCATAAACACAAATAGATATGTATAGATTTGTAGCTAAGAGCATGCTCATCTTTGTTGTGACTCTGCCGAGCGGACTGATCAAGAACATTGAGTTTGAACGGTGCGGCAACGATGCCTATTCGTACATTACGGATAACAAGCAGGTGGCAGAATGCATCAGGAAACATCCTCTTACGAAGGCAGGCCGTATCATTGATGAGAGCCAGCCGGAAGAGGAGCAGATTCAGCAACAAAAAGAAGAGCAGGTGAAGGACGAGAATGCCCTTCATTTCGAGAACATCACCAAGGCAAAAAATTATCTCCAGAAGACATTCAAGGTAGATGTAAGGAAACTGAAATCACCTCAGAGTGTGAAGGAGAAGGCTAAAGAGCTGGGTGTGGTGATTGAGTTTTAGTTTGTAGTTTATAATTTTTAATAGGTTTCTTGCTTATGGAAGTTCTTATGAGTGACCTTGTGAAGGAAATGCGCATAGCTATGGACGAAGTGATCCATGATGAGGTGAATGACATCATTACAGATGATTCGGACACGGAAATGAAGCAAGCCATTGAAACGGCAGCACAACAGATTCTGCTGCAAGCACCAGCGCAAATGATTCTCCCCAAAAGAGTGGAAGTTTCGCTGAACGAAAGCGGCAAGCAGGATTATGATGCCATCCAGACACAGTTTACAGATGGTCATGGATGCCTGACAATTCCTGAAGATTGGCTGAGACTGGTAGAGTTGAGGCTACGAAGTTGGCAAAGCACGCTGACTATGCTGATGGAACCAGGCAGCAAGGAGGCTCAGATGCAAGCCTCCCGGTGGACCAGGGGAACGCCCCAGAAACCAAAAGGCATGATTACCACATCGCCAACTACAGGAAAGCGAGTGCTGATGTACTGGACTGCCGGAAGGTATGATGCCAACCATGCACCTGTTGGAGCTGTATATGATCATGAGGTTGAACTGTTCACGTATATCCCTTATCAAAAGTTAGAGAATGTGTATTCCACCGAAACTGGGCAAGAAAAAGAAGTTAAAGACCAGAAAATCATCCTATCTCTGACAGATGAATGCAAGAAATATCTTATCTATCGTGCCATCAGCATCTTCCTGGTAAGCAAAAAGGAGAGCGAGCTGGCAGAAAAGTATAACCAATTATCTCAAATATAATATTTTATGGCTAACGATATTAATAAAGAAGATCCTCACTACAAGGGAGAATATGGCAGCATCTATGAGGTGAACAAGAAGTTCCCTACAGGAGGTGTTGCCGGTGACTTTGTGGTGATAGATGGCTGGGCTCATTACTGGAATGCAGACAGAGGAACTTGGTGTGTAAATGCCGAGAGGGATAGCTATTGGGACGAGTTGATAACGAATATCATAGAAAAGTTTAAGCTCGTAAGAGGAGCTACGTATATGGGCGTGGCTAGTCTTAACACTGTGCCTACAAAAGTTATTGGTGCCAAAATGTATTATTTTGCAACCGTAGCTGGTACGTATAAAAACTTTGATAAACTCGTAGTTCCTCAGGGCATCAATGTGCTCTATTCTGAGAATGGCAGCAGCTGGGTAAACACAACCTTGCTGGAAGTGGCTCAGGAGTTGGGCGTGAGCACCAATAAGGTCGTAGACCAGAAGACCTTGAATGATGCTTTGAATAAGAAGTTCGACAAGGAGAGTGTTGTCCAGGAATCAGGCGAAGCTGAGGATAAGGTGATGTCTCAGAAAGCCGTAAGTTCTAAACTCAACGACTTATCAAGAGGTGTTAATAATTCTGTACAGAGACTTGAAAATCAAATTATTTCAGAATTATATGACACAACATTAATCTCTTTGACCAGAGGCATATATTATTCTATTATTGAAAATAAATGGAGTCCGTCTGAATCTGTAGATAATTCCATTATAGAGGTAGAGCCTAATAGCAATGTAAGGATAACCTCTGGAGATAATGTTTGTTATTATGCAATATTGGCTTCTACTAAGCATAATAATGGTACAAATGTTTCTTATGCAGAGGGTTGTTCATACCAAAAATTAAATCCAAATGAAGATACTGGGTATTTTGCCGTTCCGGCTGATGCCAAGGCAATTTGGTTTAGTGGCATTATTAATGGAGCTAATAGAGAGGCTAAATGCGTTTATATAAAAGGACAATCCAAGATTGAAAGTAAGGCATCTTTAGTTCAGGTTGATTCTATTCAGAAAAACTTAACGTCAATTAGCGAAGATATCAAGACTATAAACTTGTTTGATAAGAGCACTATTGTTAATGGGGCATTATTGGACGATGGAACAGTTTCTAATGTTACAAATGTGTGGACGAGCGACTTTATTAATGTTAATAAAGAAACCTTTACTGTGTCATTTAAAGAACGTCCATCTGATACATATATCAGAATAGGTTTTTATGATAATAACAAGAAATTCATTAGACGGTATTTAAAATATGTTTCAACAACAGAAAAAAGTTTCTCTATAAATGACACATGTGAGTATATTCGTATATCTATTGCATTTGGTCTCGAAGATGGTTTACAAGTAGAGGCAGGTTCAGTTGCAACAGATTATAAGCCCTATTTATTGAAGTCTGCCATAGACACTAAAAGTAGAGAAGAAATTTTAAACACTAATAGGAGGGTCACATCCATTGAAGATTCCTTAAAGGATGTACAAGTTGTTAAGAAGATTTATGATGTCTGCATTGTAGGAGGTGGAGCTGCTGGAATTGCCACTGCCTATGCCTTGAGATATAGCGGGCTTAAAGTTGTCCTTATAGAAGAACAAGAATATCTTGGAGGAACACATTGCCAAGCATGGGTCAGTTCACTTGTTCCTACACCTGCACCATCTTTTTTGAAAGAAGTGTTCTATGAACAGATGTCTAAAGGACTTGCTTGCATGAGTATTGGTGAACACTCTCCAATGACGAATGAAGACGCTCTTGCAATACCTTGGAAAAAGACATTCTATCACAACCCTGTGCAAAGATGCCTTGTGTTTAACCCCAGAGCATTGTCAATCAAATACGAAGCTGATCTTGCACCATATATAGATATTATAAAAGGTGTTTCAGTAATTTCAGCAGAAACAACAGGGAGAACTGTAAACAATATTTCGCTTGATAATAATTTAGTAATACACGCAAAGCAATACATTGATAGTACAGCAAATGATGTTCTTTTATCACTTATTGGCAACGAACTATATCTTGGAGGAGATTCATCTACAAGGTATCAAAGTGAATATGGGTTTACAGAACCACATGGAGCAGCAGAAAATTACGATTTCTGTAATGCTATTACATTATTATATAGATGTGCCAAAGGTGATGAAGATTTATCAAATGTAAATGCCGATTATTATGATAATGCTGCTTATTGGTTTTTTAATTCAGACCCTTCAAAAATATACTTTAATTCAATTAATTATGTTTCTGGCGCAAATAGTGGAATAGAAGCCGTCAATGATGGTTTTGAAACAAAATATAATGTGTTAAAAGAAGAAATGATAAAGCATTGGAAAACTATCAAGAATGGTAAGATGGTTAATGCTTTTCCTCATCCTACAAGTGAATATAAATATGATGGAGTTGCCCCTATGCTTGGAGTTCGTGAAAGCTACAGAGCAAAATGTGAAAGGATGCTTCATGAGTCAATGCTTTATAAAAATGTTTCATTAGACAACATAAAATCTTCCGACAATAACCTTGATAAGGTTATTGCAGTTGGAACATATATTGCAGACCTTTTTAATGACCCGCAAATAAGTAATACTGATGCTAGTACAATAAGTTCAAAGATAGCAATATATGGTGTTCCTTATGGTTGTATAATCCCTAAAAACTTTGATAATGTACTTGTAGCTTCAAGAGGAGCAGGATTTACTCATATTGCAGCATCTTCATTTAAATTGACAAGAAATATGATGCAACTTGGATGGGCTGCTGGTTATGCAACAAGAATACTTAATGAGGATGAATTAGACAACTATCGTAATGTGGATGTTGAAAAGTTGCAAAGTGACAATTACGCTTCTATTACAACGATGGTTCAAGATGCACTAACTTTTAACTCTTAAATAATAAGAAGAATTGAACTCTAAGTCGCTGAGTTTAGAAACTAAAAAAAATAGATATATGAAGAAGAATAAGAAGCAATTACATGAAGCACTGGCAGTGCTTCTTACCAAACTTTCATCGGCAAGGGACAATTCCTTGCTGATGGATAACTACGTTACGAAAGCCTTGCGCACGGTTCTTTTGGAGTTCAAGGAATCGGGCGAGCTTTATGACGCCTACAAGGAGCAGATACAATCCACCATGGAGAGTGACAATCCTTGGATAGGTATGTTGATGAAATCGATTAGCGGTGATGCCTCTATCAAAGAGAGCATGACCGATGAAGCCATCAAAGGGATGGTAAACTCTATGTTAGGAGAATAAGCTATGAAGGATTGGACTGGAAATAGAAAGAGTACGTTCGTAACCTTGGGAGCATCCAACCACACGGACAAGGAGCGTGAGAGCAATGACTTTTACGCTACCGATCCTATAGCTATCGACAAACTAGTGAAAGCTATACAGCTTCCTCATAAGATTTGGGAGTGTGCTTGTGGTACTGGGTGTTTATCTGACAGATTGAAAGACTTTGGACATGATGTTATTTCCACTGACCTTGTGGATAGAGGCTATGGGGGGGCAAGCGATTTTTTGGTAACCACCGAACTGCCGAACGATTGTACTTGCATCCTTACCAATCCGCCATACAAGTATGCCCTGGATTTCATCAAGCACAGTTTGGAACTCCTTCCTGATGAAGGTCTTTGTGTCATGTTCTTGAAGACTACTTTTCTAGAAGGACAAAAGAGGTATGATGAGCTATTTAGCAAGCATCCACCTCAGTACGTTCTTCAATTCTCCCGAAGAGTGCTTTGCGCCAAGAACGGAGAGTTTCAGAGGATGAAGGACGGAGGAGGCAGCGCTGTAAGCTATGCTTGGTTCGTTTGGAAGAAAGGTTATCATGGTGATACTGTCATCAAGTGGATATAATATAATAAGGTGTAACTCTTTATAGGGCTACACCTTATTATTTATAGGTCTATCAATATTCTCACAGATGTACATATCAAATGAGCTGCAATCTGTATGACCGGAGGCCTTTCAAGAATAATTTGCTTACAGATTGTTACTTTAGCAAAGTTTAACTATAAGATATTGCGCAAAATGAATAAAAATGCGCAGAAAGTTGTAATTTTGCGCCAAATTCTTACTTTAAGAACTATAATTGTAATCAACAACTAAGAAAAGGAGGTTTTTTATGACACAAGAACAAGAAGCCGAAGTCCAACGGTTGATAAAGGACATTGATGTGACAGAACTGATGAATATGCTTAAGAAGCATGGTAATCGGTATAGCAGAAGAATATTGAAGTTTTTCAGATGGTTTTGTAAGTATGTGCCTATCATTATTATGTGCTTTCACGCTTATGGAATATGGGAGTTCTCTCAGCATCCCCGTGAGATGTTTATCCCCTATAATGAAAATATGCCTTGCTATATCTTTATTTATTTCATGGTTTACGTCCTGCCGATGGTGACGATACTGGCAAGTAGATTTTTCTTCTTGTGCCAGCGGTATCGCATTCCATTTATATACTTCTTAGGTATCAATGCGGCTCATATTGTAGAGTGGAATTGGTACACAACTAAAGATATGGTGGATTCATGCTTTACGGTCATGGCCGTGACAGCTATATTCTATTTGTATAGCTTTGCTAAAATGTTTGTTAATGAAACGAAGATGGGCAGAAAAATTTGCTCCTGATAGAGAATGCTGGAGATAATCGGAGAATAACAGAGATTTTTAGGAATAATATTGAAAAAGAAGACTTATGAAGAAGGTACTGAATTATGATACCCTGGGATGGGCATTGAAATCATTGAGCGATGCTTGCTTTAAGGCAGCAGAACAGCAGAAGAATGGGGAGAAGGTTACGGCTTGCGGTATGAGCGATGACGATCTGGACAATCTTTGTGAACAGATTCCGTTCATGCTGAATCCTTATATGACTGCCGGGCAGGTGAAGAAGGAGGCGCATATCAGCGAATCTACCCTAAGAAGGGCTATTGCTGATGGTGAGCTGGAGAGCGTGGGGAACGCTGGGGACCATTCTCATTTCTTCAAGAAATGGGACGTTCGGGAGTTTATCAAGAAAAGACTGAAAAGAAAGAACTAAGCCCTATCGCAACACGGATAAGCGATATGAATATGGTAACATTTTTATTTGTAGAGTGTGCTATCATTATAATGTTGAGCGTTTCGTTTAATATCTTTGTTTGGTGGACAGGAGATTATAAACGTAAGAAGTGGTTGTTTGCGTGGCTAACATTTATCAATGTGATAGCGATTGCTGGAACCATCATCACTTATTTTATGGGTAAATAACAGAATAATGAAGAGAAGCTGATGAGGCTTCTCTTTTTTTGATATGGGTCTATGTCACCTTAAATCATTGAAACTCAGCCACTAAAAGAATGTTTGACAGAGTTATGAAACATGTAGATATTTTGGGATAACTTTGCTGCCGTAATCGATTACATGTGTGAATAAACAAAATGTACAACTTTTATTACTTTAGGAATTATGGCAGAAGAAGTAATTAAGACTACCTCTTGTTGCAACGATGCAATGATGGGTGGTTTGCTTGGAGCGATGGCAAATCGTGACAGCAATCCTTTGGCAATGGCGGCTATGATGCGTAACCGTGACGATGATGATATGTGGAACAATCCTTTCGCCTACATGATGATGATGGGCATGATGCGATACATGTATGGTGCAGACTGGAACAATCGTGACAATGGCGCAGACGTGCAGCGTGCGGAGATTCAGAGTCAAATCGAGAGCTTGCGCAACCAGATGGCAGACAACCAGAACAGCAACTTGCTGATGGGGGCGATCCAGGGTAACGGCAACGACCTTAAGATGTTGGCAAGCAATCTGAACTGTGACTTCAACGCCTTGCAGAACTCTATCTGTGGCATCCAGGCTGGCATCCAGCAGCTTGGTGGTCAGGTAGGATTCTCGGCAGAGCGAGTAATCAACGCCATTTCGCAGGGTAACTTGCAGATGACAATTGCGCTTAAGGATTGCTGCTGCCAGACGCAGCAGAACATTATCCGTATGGGTTATGAGAACCAGATGGGCCAGAAGGACATCATTAACCAGATGCAGCAGGGCTTTAGCTATACCAACACTGGTATAGAAAGAGCTGCTTCGAACCTTGGTTTCCAGATGCAGCAAGACAAGTGTGACATCATCCGTGCAGGTGAGAACAACACTCAGCGTATTATTGACACCTTGACAGGCCATTGGAGCCAGGAGCAAGCAAACGAGATTCAGGACTTGAAGTTTAAGAACTCTCAGTTGCAGCAGAACATCTACTTAGCCAATCTGATGAATGGCGGTTGCGGATGTGGCGCAGGTGTAGCAGGTGGCTATCAGTAAAAAAGTAAAGAATGAAACAGAAGCGTAGTGGTATGAACAAGATTTCTCCAGTGGGTTTGGCTACTACAGCATTGGTAGCCAACCAAGTTTCAGTCTTAGCTACTTACAATGAGAAGCTTTGCAGACCTTATTGCGTGAATGGCAATGTGCAGCCGGAGGCAAGCATAACCTACAGTTATGAGCAGCCTATCCTGAATGGTACAACGGTGTTTGTGCCTATCGTGGCAACAATCTCCATCATTTCGCCTGTAATAGGCAACAGAAACGTGATGAGAGCGCAGCCATTGATTTACACGGAAAGATGGGTAGCAGCCTTCCAAGGGCAGACAGCTCTGCCAACGGCTGTGACCATCACCAGTGTAGGAAGAACGCAAAAGGCTAACGATGTGGTATGCGGAAAGGCTAGAGGCCTTAGCATATTTGACAGTCTAACCGTAGCATTGACTACTGCTTAGTATCATTATAGGGGGAAATGGTGGATGGTTTGTTAGCCATCGTTTCCCTCGCATTATCCATTTAAAACGATACGATTATGATATTTAAAGATTTAAAGGCAGGTTTCCCGGTCTTTTTGTTTGACCGGGCGACTAGAAAATTCAAGCAGGGTAAAGTGATGAATACTCCAAGCCCTGATATTAGTGGTAGCAAGCCCAACATGATGCCACAGATGCCTGGCATGCCAAACTTTGGCACCATGAACGTGAAGGTGAATGTTCAGACGGAAGACGGAAAGCAGTCAACCTATTCGGTAGTTGATACTGAGCAAACAGCATACAGCGACACCCTTGTAATCTCTTGTAGTAAGGAGAGTATCATCAACGAGGTAAACGCATTGAAGAACCAAGCCACTGACATCATCAATAAGATGCCGGACTTCGAGCAGACCGTAAAGGACTGTGATCAACTTCTCTCAGAGTTGGACACATCATTTCGTGACCAGCAGAGAACAAATCAGCGGCTCGACAACATGGAAAATAAGTTGGACGAGATTTTCAAATACGTCAAATCACAAAAACAAGAATGATATGAACTTAGTAGAACTTATCACAAAATATCAGAGTGATGCCACACCGGAGCAGATGGTGAAGGTAACCAAGATCATCGGCAAGTTTGTGGCTATGCACGCTTCGGAAGAAGACCTTCTGAAACTCTACAAGGAGATTTATGGGGTTGTGGGTAACGGTCACTTCAACGACTTCTTTGCTGATGTTCAGATCAAGAAGATGGTGTTTGAGGATGATAATGATGTAGAGCATCGTGCTCCTTACTATACCTCGGCCAAGACGCAGGAAATCTATGAGACAGTGAAGGACGAGATCAGGCCTTACAACCAGTGGGATTTTGCCGTGGTTTTGAACATGATCTACTCTGACAACTTTAATCTTATGAAGAAATGGTTCCCGGAGGACAGCGAAGAGCAGTTGATGGATAAAATGGTGGATCTTGCCGTGAACTGGCTGAGGGATGATGATAACCCTTATGGCCATTGTAAGGCTTGGGGGTACTTCAACCATTGAAATGTTGAATGTTGAGTGTTGAATGTAGAGTTTGTGGGAAATTCCATAATGACTAGAGATATATAAAAGAAAACTATCAGAAGAAGAGAATGCAGGCGGAAAATGGGCTTGTGTTCTCTTTTTTCGTATGAATTTGCGCAACTTATCACAGATAACTGGGAATGATGGCTTATATTTGCATCGCTTCCATAATGGTGTGGGGACGGATAAATGAAAAAGAAAATGAATGATATTCGAGGTTACTTAATTGGGACACTTTGGACCTTTCTGAGTCTGCTGGTTCCCATCAGAGATTTTATGATTGCCATGATGGTATTATTTGGGCTGAACCTGGTGTTTGGCATCGTGGCAGCAGTGTTTAACGGTGAAGAATGGAGCTGGAAGAAATTCGGAATGTTCTTTGTCTGTTGTGCGGTGTTCTTTGTGACGGTGGCAGCTCTGTTCATTATCGGGCACTTTCTTCACTCGGACACAGAGGCCTTGTTTTGCGTGAAGTGGGTGTGTATAGCAGCTACTTACCTGTTTGTTACCAATATCCTGAAGAATCTGAGGCGGATGCTGGTTGATGAGACACCTTTCTACAAACTGGTGGACTATGCCTATTATGCACTGACTCTAGGATTCGTAGAGAAATTCCCGATGTTTAAGAAGTATCAAGAATATAAAAACAATAAAGAAAATGGAAATGAAGGAAATCAGATTAGAGCAGCTGCTGATGGCAATGCCTAACGCAGGGAAGAGGGCAGAGAAGTTTCTGCCATACCTGAACCGATTTGCTGAGGAGTTTGAAATAAACACGCCTTTGAGATGGGCGCACTACTTGGCTCAAATTGCACATGAAAGTGGTGAACTGAGATATACCAAGGAGATTGCCAGCGGAAAGGCTTATGAGGGAAGAAAAGACCTTGGTAACACCAATAAGGGTGATGGTGTAAGGTTTAAGGGGCGTGGACTGATACAGATAACAGGGCGAGCCAACTACAGAAAGTATGCCGGATATTGTGGCTATGATGTAGTGGAGAAGCCTGGACTCCTAGAACAGCCTCTTGGTGCCACACGTTCCTCGATGTGGATATTCGATACCTTCGGTTGCAATGAATTGGCAGACGAGGATAATCTGAAAGCAATCAGACGGAAAATTAACGGTGGCTACAATGGTCTGGACGAATGCAAGGAGTATTTGAAAAGGTCAAAGCGAGCACTCAATATCTCATAGCTTATGAAATCCAAACATTTAATTATCTATCTGTTTGTATGGATAGCGTATTTCTCATTGTTTCTGACGAGTTGTAAGACGAAGACTGTGACGCAGGAACATTATATTACGGACCAAACAAAGACCAAAAGTTTGGATGCCTCCTGGCAGGAGCGATTTATCTCTGCTTTTGAGCAGATGGCAAATAGTAGGATCCAGGAGCACGAAACATCTGTCAAGGAAACTACCCATACAAAGGATAGTACTTCAACCACTGTGGACCAGTATGGAAAGCCTATCAAGACAGAGTCATGGCACTCTGTTGTGACCAACAGGAACACAAAAGAGGTGCTGAGGCTAAAGGATTCCATTAACATTATATCTAAAAAGGTAGATAAATATCAACATCTTGTGGTTCAAAAAGATTCGCTGATTCGGTTGAAGCAAGATTCTATCAATATCATGAGGCGAGAACTGACCAAGAATGAGCAGCGACTTGTGACTATAGGGAAGGTCAGTCTTGGCGCGTTAGTAGGTATCATCATAGCCATCACAACAGGTATTCTTGTTTGGTTATGGCATCGTAGAAAAAATGTTATCAAGTATGAAGACAATAACAATTGAAATCATCAAGAAAAGCGTGATGGGAGTGGTAGAAGGACTATCTGCCACCATTGCGCAGCATAACCCAGATGTGGACTTTCAAAGCGTATGGGCTAGTGATGCTGAAGAGGCTAGGTTGGATATATACTACAGGGAGGCGATAACCGACCTAGAGAATTTTCTTGCGAGGTTTTCTTCATCGACCACACAGAAGTTTGATTTGCAGGCTCTTGCTGATGATTTCTCTATCAGTATAGTGACACTTGCTTCTTGGCCGCCAAGGTTAAGTGGAGTGCTGAGCAATCAGATTCAGAACTATCTTGTGCATGCAATCATTGCCGGGTGGCTGAGCGACTTCCCGGATATGAACCATACGGACTATGCCAGTATGGGAGCGAGTGACCTTGAAGCAATTAAGGAGGTTTTGCTAAAGAAAGACTTTAGCTTTGCTGAGGCTGAAAGAAAAGTCGATGATACAACGAAAGAAGTCTCTTCGGCCAGTGATACATCAGCCAGAGCAGTGGACCTTAACGAAAAGGCTGGTTCTTCTCCTATGGCTTCGGCAAGAAGTGGGGATGAAATAGGTAAGCAGGAAAATGCGCAGGCAACTGCCGGGCGGTCTGTAGATACTGATGAAAAAGAGAATGGCGAACTTGCCGTTCAAAGCCGCAGTGTAGATGTTGAGGCTAAAAGCCAGAATAAATTGAATGCTGAGGCTCGAAATGTGGACGAAGTAGATAAGGATGGCCAGAGTGGGCCGAAAGGGTCTGAGCGTAATCAGGACTTTGTTTCGCAGCATTTTCATCAGGATCGTGTAGACTGGAGCGGAGGCAGGCCACCTTATGAACTGAGGTAGATTTATTAATCATCTAAATATTTCGAAATATGGATAGTAAACTAATTACTTTGAACTTTAGCATGGAGCAGGTATGTAATGACATATTGGCTCGATGCTATGTGTTGAGCCAGGGACTGGTGGATGATGCCCAGAAGGACATCAGAGCCACTATCGAAAGCCCTGACAGTAAAGAGACTCGCAGCATTATTAATCGTGCAGTTACGGAAGCTATCGGTAATATCAAGGTTGCAGCTCAGCGTTATCTGACCTCAGGTAGAGTGGAGGATAACAACAATCTGGAGCGACTGGTAAAGGGTACAAGAAAGTATGTGTACACCGATAACAAGAACGGAACTTGGACGGAGGTAGTGACCACAAGCATCATCGGACAGGAAGATGAGGAAGTGACTTCTACCGTAACCAAGGCTGGCGTAGACCGGGAGGAAAGTATCTATGAGACTGTTACCCTGAAACTAGAGATTCCGAACTGGAATGTAGCTGTGACGGATGCGCTTAAGAGCAACATGCACCGGTATATGGTTGACTATACGATGAGCCAATTTTTGCAGGATCAGTATGCTGACAAGGCTGGACAGTATGGGAATAGTGCTACAGCAGACTTCAATAATATGAAGAGCAACCTGCTGAGCCGGGATAACTATACTTTGAGACGGCCTAGCTTTACGTAAGAGGCTATTGGGGACAGGCGATAGAATCGCCTGGAACGGTGGCTTTACTTAATGAAACTTTTTTTTCTTCTTTCTTTTTAGGTGTGTTTATGGAAAGAGCCTTCGCTTCGGGATAACTCCTGATTTGCGAAGGCTCTTGTTTTTGGGGGACATGGCTTAAAAAGCCATGGAACGGTGGCTTTTCTTTTTAGAACTTGCTGAAACGCCTGATGATTTCGAGGCGCGTAGCAAAGTATTGATTCATGGATTTCATCTTCAGGTATAGGGCGATGCGGAAGAAACGATAGCTGTGAGTAGCCATGTAGCTGGACTTCATGCCGCCCAAGCGACCGATGTAATGCCAATTCTGATTATCATTGCTACCATATAGCCACATGACAGGTATGGTACCTGACGTGAGGGAATGGATATAGCCTGTAATGGAATCAGGTACGTTATCTTCATCGAACTTCAAGGTACGAGTAACTATGATACCATGATACTCTGTTGTATCTTCGTAATCGTAACCCTTATCGAGCACCATCACGCTGCCATCCCTATATTGTATGTAGGGGTGTGGGTAGGAATTGATAGCTGTGAGCACGTTCTGTATAAGAAAAGTGCTCCAGGCATTATCCTTGATAGAATAGCAGAGTGCCACCGTATCAGCCGTAGAGGTCTTACTCGTCTGTGTAACATCCAGGCAGAAGATGCGAGAGTTTTTGTAGTCATAGATGACCTGACAACGCTGGAAGAACTCTATTGGCGAAGAGGTGAAATCTATGAGCTGGCGCATCTGAGCCTTGTTAGCCTTGACGGAATCACTATCCTCCTCAGCATCATTGAAGAAGTTGAGGAACTTACCTAGGCTACCGGAAATGTTGAAGCCGGGACCATCTAAGACATCGGACATGGAAACCACCTGTGACTCTGCTATGCGACTGATAGAGCGGTTTGTGGCGAAAAGCACGGACTGGTCTAGCTGAGTGATAGACTTCGGATTGCTACAAACCTCACGACTAATCGGGTGGATGCTGCTATAAGTGCCTTTGGAAGAGACTTCCATCGCCCAGATACCATCGGTAGAGAATGCCATTAAAGGGTACTGACCGAACTGTCCCTGAGAGAGCGCACGCGTGGTAGAGGCTATACCCTGTATAGTTCCGATACCTACGGTATTGATGCCATTCAGAGGGAAGTAGAAGGCGTTATCGGACTCGGAGGTGTAAATCTTATTGCTCATATCGACTACATCATCTACAGAGTAATCGTAGGAGGTGACGATATAGGGCGTTATCTCTTCGGTGAAGTTGCCCATGTGCATAGCTCCATTCAACTCTTCGCATTCTTTTAGCGGAAAGGCATAGATAACATCGGCACTGTTACCGACCGTAGAACAGAAGAAAACCATCTTCTTAGCCCTGGAATCGGGATAGAACTTAACCAGATTGGCAAGCATGAATGGTTCTATGCGGTCGATTACATCTTCTTCTAAAATATTCTCTACATATTTTGTGCCGGATGTGGTATGAAGTTCTGTCACTATTTTCTTGATGATAAGATGGGAATTGAAATTGCCGCCTGAACGAAGGAAGTTGCCCTTCGGGAACATGACTTTTCGGCTGAAACCAGACATCAGATGTTCTTGCACTCCAAACAGATTGAGCCGATGGTTATAGACATAGCTACCCTTGGCAGTGAGGAAATTGTGTGTCTTGTAATCGTCCTGCATCTGCTCTTGTAGGGAAACTTGGTATACAGCAGCCTTATCTACAGGCAATTCCTTGTTTGCGACATTGGTAAGATTGTCTATTGGCAGGGAACATATCTTGTAAAAGGCTGAAATGTTTTGCTCATTCGACTCGGAAGAATCACCATTGCCAGCAGAGCTGAGTTGGTTATTATAATCATCGTCAGACTTCTTAGGGAAGCGAACACTGACCATTCCATAGCTTTTGCCCTTGTTGCTAGTCCAATGATAATCTTGTACGTTATTACCATTTAGGACATAATTAGGCTGACACATTTCCAGAACGCTAATCTTGGCACTCGTATCGACATTGGTAACAGGAGGCGTGATAAAAATATCTATAGACTTGATAATATCCTTCCATCGCTTCAATTCGTCTATATCTCCTTGGAGCGCATAGGACAATGCGACATTGTGAGGAAGGTACATAAAGGTACACTTGGAGATACTGGCTTCGATAACGTTGTCCTTGGCATCTCTTCTGTTGAAAGTAGCGGAATCTTCCCAACCAACTTCCGCACCAGTAACGGTAAGATTTTTGTAGTTTTCGCTAGGGAAGCCAATGTTGGCGGAATAAACGGAATAGCTGTTTGGCACCTGAATAGGGATGAAAACAGGCGAGGAGTGCATAATCATGCTGCCATCGAACATGCGATAGCAATAGCGGATGAAGAAGGAGGCGTAAAAACGCCCTTGCTTGGCGATAAGATTGTTTGTGCGGTTGACCAGGGCGTAGATGCTCTGGGTAATATCGGACTGCTTATCATCCTTGATATTGGCTACTTGGTCGCCCGAGGTGAAGGAATCGCCATTCACCTTGTTGAACACATCGCCACAGCTATAGGTGGTCTGTTGGAAAGCATCGTAGAAACCTTCCTTGCTACCTTTGGCATTAATTCCACCAAGTTCGTAATCTTCTGGCTTATTTCTTGGGTCGAAGAAAAAGCTAAGTTCTAGGAATGGAGGTTTCTTTCCCTTATAGCTGTAATTGGACGAGGACTGTCCATTGCTCTCCCACATGGCATAGTGGATGCCATCGGTAGCCACGATGATGAGGGTGTTGCCGATGGAGTCGATAGAGAGCACGGTGGATTCGTAGTCGAAGGACTTGATAGGTTTTTTTGAGACAAGAGATCCATCCTGTAGGAACCAGTAGATGGCTGATGAGGCTATGGCTATGAGGTGGTGATAACTACCTGTATCGTGAACATACAATATCTTAGCCACCTCACCATTAACGGTGAGGGGCTGAGAGAGGGGTGTTCCTGTGACAATAGAAGGGCGCAATGCGCCATCATGCAGCTCTAGATTGCCGCAGAGGGATAGCGCACCGTTTTCTACTGTCATTTCATCAGGAGTGAGGCTGAGGCCTTTGTATCTAATTGACTGTTGCATATTTCTTAATGTTTAATATTTTACTATCGGCAATGCTCGCTGTCGGCCCTGTTGACGATAGCCAAAGCTGGACAACTGACGCCATCTACATCGAGATTTATAGTTTCATTTGCCGTAACCAGTTCTATCTGCTTAGTACCAGTCGGGATATTCGGTATATAGCTAAGCAAGAAACTGACGGTAGAAACATTACTGGCATGGAGCTGCCCCTTACGGCCAGAAAGTTTGATGCATTCTACTTCTTTAGCTTCTATATCCGGTGTAGACTTAATGACATACATCTGCTTACTTGGCGTATAGAAACAGAAACAAATCTTATCACCAGGATGGAGATCCAGCAGTTTGCAAGGACTAGACCTTAGAGTGATACGCCCAGAGATATTAAGGGCAAGTCCTCGCTTCTGAATGCGAGGACGATTGAGAATAATGACATCATTTGTTAGCTTCATGATCTGTAGGTTTGTGGAGCCAGAAACGGAAATAATCGTTTTCGGCATCCTGGTTTCGTACTTTGACGTATTCTCTGGTAACATAGAAATGCTTCTTGCTGAGAGTAGGGTTGAGGCCGTAATCGTTCAGCATCATAGCTGGCTCTACTCTGCCATCGAAGGAAATTTCATACCAGTAGCGGTGGAGAAAGAACCATGGACGAAGACGAACCTCCTGAATGGTGGTGTAATTACTCTTGTCTGCCCGGCATGGAACGATACTCCAACTACCATCTTGCCAATGTTCCGTGGTCACTTCTCCACCTGGTGCCATTTCATGTTTCTTGATGATGGACTTCTGGATCTTGACGAGAAGGCAAACATCGGCAGTGAAGACCTTAGCCATCTTGCCATGGCAGAGCATGATAAAGCGGCCTTTCTTATCAGGAAGTAGGCTACGCTGCTTGCCCGGCTTATTGATGACACAGACGGTGGAGAGGAACTTATGGCGAGCCATGGAGAGAAAATCGGGCAGTTTTGCCTTGGCGTGCATGCGGTCGATTACCTTCTGGACCTTTTTGAAGTTTTTCTCTGCCTGAGTTTCATGGATAGTGACCGGAGATTGAGGTAACTGACCATTTCCCTTTTGCTCACGAATCTTCTTAACGTTTTCACGAACCTGCTTCTTAGTAGGGACTTCAAGAAGATGACCGGTTTTCTTATCGAGTTTGTATCTTGTTTTTTGCTTTTCCATAATGAGTAGTCTTTAAATGTTGCCAGAGTTGAGGCAGATGATTTCAAAATGATGATTTTCACAGATGTCGTTGCCGTTGGCCATGCGATGATTGAAGGAGCAAGGAATATGCTTGTTGTACAGATCGCACTGAAGACAATGATCAGGAACATCTTTCTGTTCTTTGCTACCAACTTCATTATCTATTGGCTTACTGGGTACAGCCCTGACAACACGACCGAAATGGTCATAGAGTTGACCGGGAACGATACAGGTTGCCTCACGGAGGGATGGGAGATTGTAACCCATCTGGCGGATAAACCAGAGGCGTAGGTAAATGATTAAACGTTTCAACTTTTTCATATATGATTGATGTTATATATTAATAATGTGGGTAAAGGTACGAGAAAAATGAGGATAAAAAGTGATAACTTGCGCAACTTCGGCCATAGTAGACCGAAATGCGCAAGATTACTACTTAATTTTCGGACTTCTCATCCTTTTTCTCGTCAGAAGAGGATTTATGTTCGAAAACATCCATGATATTAGTCTCGTTGAGGCCTTTGACCTCGTAATCTATCATGGTTTTACCCATAACCTCGTCAATATAGCGGCGAGCACGTTCAAGACTCTTTGCCTGGACGAGATAGGTAACGTAGGAACGTTTCTCCTTTTCACTCTTCTCATCAATGGTGATGAAGGCAAGACGAGCCTTGAACCAGAGATCATCATCGCAGATGTCAGAGAAGAAGATTTCTCCATAGGCAGCTCTGTTGATGTTATCTACCCTCAGTTCACCAGAGACGTAGACTGCCATTTCTTCAATGATTTTTGCTTCTGCTTCGGTGAAAGAGAGCGCATCTACAGTGTAATGTTCCGTTGTCATTTTTTCGGAGCCATCTTCACGTGTTTTTTCGTATCTCACTTTGCACTCAAACCAGGTAGAGGAGCGAGAGCGGAGAGATTGAAAATTACCTGTGCCGATGATTTTTTCATAATTGTTTCCTTTGACTGCAACATTTTGTGCAGACTCTTCTTTCTTTTCTGATTTTTTCATAATTCTTTGTTTTTTATTTGTTATACAATATTTTATTGATTTCTTCGTCTGAGAGAGGTTTTCCATCCTTGCCGATATACTTTTTCATCCTGAAGATCATTGTACCGGGTGAGGGGTTTCGTAAGTAATCATTAAACATCACATTCGCCAGTTCTTCATCAGTGGACTGGAAGAGGCTATGAGGAGGGCATTTGTATGGACGTTCCATGACATGGTACTGAATGGTGTAGCCTTGTTTGCGAAAGTCTTCTTCCTGAAAATGGATGAGTTGCTTATCTATCTTTGCTTCCTTCTCCTTGATGGTTTTAAAGAGAGTCTTCACCAGTTCTTTGTCAGGCTCAGGCTTCTTCTTCTCAGAGAAATACTGCTTAGTTGCCACCCGAAGTTCAGCTACCAGGATAAAGAAGTTCCCATTGTCAGTTTGTGGTACGTTTTTTGGTTCAACCTTCATGATGGTTTCGTCAACTCGCTTTTCCAGTTCAATGGATTGGCGTAGGACGCCTTTATCTCTGCGTGCCCAATACTGCTTTTCTAAAGTTCGCATGGAAGCTACTAGCTTACGAAATGCGAGGGCTGCCTGTTCACTCATATTACTTGATGCCTAATGTTTTCTTAATCTTATTGATGCGCTCCTGTTCTATAGGGAGGAGTTTGCCATGTTCGTCTAACCGGCAGAGGAGACTGAGATTTGGCTTAATGGTAATCCACTTGTGAAGACCATCGTGCTCACGCTTTATCTGTCGAAGTTGGGCTTCTTGCAGTCTTTCGTGCAAATGCTGCTCATGACGAAGTTTACTGATTTCGTTCTGTATTCTGTCCATTTGCATATTCTTCTTCTGATGGGCATTTAATGTATAATGAATCCCATTGGTCTCTACCTACAAATTCAAGTGCTTTATCTACATCTTCAACACAAACAAAATCTAAGTCCATTTTGTTTGGCATATTGCTAATAAATGTATAGCCTCTAGCACATGATTGCATGTATTCCTTAAAATGCTTCTTCTCTTCCTTAGAGAGGTAGGAAGGACGACTGACAAGACGTTCCTCAAAGTGATCAAATAATCTCACATTATCATCATTAATTTTCTTTACGAATGAGGAGAATGAACGAATAGCTTCATCCATTTTCTTTGAAGACTTATCTTTATTCAAATTGAAATCTGCAAATTCTACCTTGAGCATTGATAGAGCTTCTTCCGTATCTTTCAAACGAGATATTTTTTTGTTGACAGTATCGGAAGCAGAAGCTAACACCTCTAGAGATCTTTCTAGATTGGCATCATTTTTCTTGATAGCCTCTCTGTATTTGATAAGTTCATCACGCTGCTCTTGAATAATTCGACTTAAACGCTTGTTCCTGTCATCAAAGCGAACTTTGAAGTTCTTGTCTCTTAACGTGCAAGAAATGATGCCTAGCGTGATAATGAAGACCACGCTCAGGCATATAATTAATGTTATTGTTACTTCCATAATTGTATTTTTTATTGTTCACACTTATTTCTTGTATGGAAAATCCTCCAACAATTCAATACGAGTTCTTAAAATATCGTAGTAATGTCTCATTGCATGATATTGCGAAATAATGAATGCTGTCTGAACAGTTCCGCATTTTTCAACGACCTTGTCGTAATCATTCGTATTCATGAAAGCCTCGAGTTTATTAAAACGTTCTTTCAACTCCTTGAGCTCAATAATGAGACGGTCCTTGAAGTCTTCTGCTACCTGGTATGACTTTTCGAACACATCCTTAGGGGACCATGAATCGTAGGTACTGCCATCTGGGTTAGTGTATTGGACGTGATAGCCAGATCTCCACTCATGATTATCCTCGTTTTTACGAGCAAAACCTTTAGTCACTGCGGTTGCTTCATCCATAGGTGCAGCCATAACCTCTTTTGTACCGATGTACTTTTTCAATTTTGTTGTTTCCATAATTGTATTTTTTATTGTTCACACTTTTGAATTATCTGTGCTAGAATACTTTCAATGCCCTTTGGCTTGAAGAAGCGATTGGCATTGAGGAGAGACAGAGCTTCTTTTGCATTCTTGTTGATCAATGGCAAACGACCTGCTTGATTCTTATAACTTTTATAATCCGCTTCTAATTGTCGCTTGTATGCCTTGCCTTTGTCTAGATAGGCTGCTTCAAGTGCTTTTTCCTTCTCCTTATATTCAGAAATGAGAGCTGCTTCTTTTTTGGCATACTTATCATTGAGAGCCTTTTCCTTGTCATCCAACTTTTTCTCTTTTTCTTTATATTTCTGAACAGAGGATTCGTAACTTTCGCGTGAATCGTCTCGCTGCTTGATGCTACGGTTTATCTCGTCCTTCATTTTGTCTTCAACCTTCAAGCGCACATCTTCAAAGCCAAGGTAAGACTCAGAGGTCTCAACAGTGCGTCTTGGCTTATCATCTTGTGAATACAAAGGGTCTTTGTCAATGCCACCCATTTCGTAAAATGGGGCACGGTATCTCTCGTACTCTATTTGCACTTCCTTGCGGATGATAACTCTGGAACCGTCTTTAAGGGAAGCAATGGTCTTATCCTTCTCTTTTACGGTCTATTCTAATTCCTTTACTCGATTCTTCAAGGTTTCGAACTCTGAATAATCTACATTTACTACAGCCATAATTGTTTTAATTTAAATTTAACTTTTATATATTTCAGCATTCTCTATTGGGATGTCGTACCATGGAAGAGAATAACCTTTATCTTTCATTTCTTCTGGCAATTGACAGCGATAATATTGACCATTGAAATTCAACCATACATCACTCACCTCCAAAATCGTACCTGCTGGAAGCTCTGGCTTCGGCTTAAACCATGGGCGTGGATATTCTGTCGTTTCGTGAACATCCTGAGCACACTTTGTTGGTTTGATTATTTTTATCTTCATTGTTCTAATTCATTTTATATTACATATTCTTTTATAAGACCAGTGATAGAATCGCTGGGAACGGTGGGCTTTTATTCCCTTAATTGTTCTTCTATTGCTTTCTGAGCAAGGATTTGCTGCCAGTTGGCTTCATGATAATTTCTTGCCTCCTGTTTTTCAGAGAGCTGTGGATCGCAGCCACCGAAACAATAGGTGTCCCATTTCTCATACTCCTTCATTGTATGTGGAGGCTTGGAGCCAGGAGTGGCTGGAATGTAATCCCTAGCGAACTCCTTGGGGAAAACTTTATCTAATGTTGAGGCTACTGGGTCGATGACTTCGTATTGGATAATACGGTTCTTTCTCTTTTTAGAAGAGCTGTAAATCGGTCTTACCCAACAGATATTCCCTCTGTAGCTAGACATGAGTCTAGAGAAATAATAGGGTTTCCATATTCTATTGTCCCGGAAAGCCCAGCAGACGCCTGTAGGGGAATCTCGGTTATAATTAGCACTATCTGACTTCCAGCAATGGTTGTAGCCGAGGTCGCTGATGTGGCTATGTACACAGAACTTGCACATCCTCATTTCTTCCTGATCAGCAACCGATGGTGTTGGCTGCATCAGGTTTTGTTTGATGTAATTGCCCATAGATATATACTTTAAAGTTCAACCGTTGCATCAACATATTCCTCATCATAATTACAACACGGAGAGATTACGATTGTGATGTTCTCGTCAATACGGAAGTAAGCAAAAACCACGCTATCTTCTTCAGCTATTGAGAGAAGTGTAATGTGATCTTTTCCAAGAAGAAGTAGAGCATCAATTATTGCTTTTATATGATTATTGTTAATAAAGAACCCATCCAGTTTTATGACAGCATTCCATTCTGGTTCATAACACTTTCTGATATTTCGCTTGAAAAAGCCCAAACCATTACAGATAGGGCAGTCAAAGTCATTACAATGGGTATGTCCTTTCTCATCTAGGTACTCCCATACTACAGAACCTGTACCATTACATTCGTCGCAATCTTCTGAATCATATTCCTCAGTTTCTACTTTCGGCAGAGAATCGTATGCTTTCTGTAGGCTTAAAAGAGGAATATTAAGTTCTTGCTCTACAGGTGGCAATTCGATGTTAAACCGTTTTGTTTTCTCATACTCGCCTTGGCAGACTTCTGCATTGATGTAGATAGCCTTTTTGCAATCAGAAGCAAAAACCTTGTTGTCTTTGAGAAGAGGCATTGCAGAGAGGCTTTCTTTGCTGCAGAACAGTCTGAGTAGTTTATGTTCGTCTACATTTTCATATCCTATCATAGTTCATCCTCCTTGGTAGTTTTACGTTTCCATTCCCCACAGCATTCCCAGTGGAAGCGATGATGGCCGAAGCCGTTGCATGTTCCGCTGTACTTACTGTTTGCTGTAGGCCGGAAAAACTTGCAGCTCTTACAAGAGCGATTGCGGTGAGTGTAAACTAGATAGATGAATGTGCTGGCCATCATTACAAGGCACAGCATGATGATGATGAATCCGATTTCCATATTACTTCTTGTTTTTAATGATTTTGTTTAATACTTGCTTGTTGTGCTCTGTATCATCGATGCTCTGATGATAAGAACTTATTTCCTTAAGGAGGCCTAAATCAACTGACAGCATGTAATCATTGACTACTTTGATAAAGTCTTCCAGAGAGCGACAAAGAGCGTATTTATAGCCAGCACACTGCCAGTAGTCCTGGAAACGTTTCTGATGAGCTGTCTGATTGTTTGTCTTGCCATACTTCAGTTCGATGCCCAAGCCATGGAATACTTCTGTACCCCTGTTTAAATATCCGTTTTTGCCATTCTTGTATGAAGGGAGAGCCAGGATGAGATCTGGAACGCCCGGCACAACTCCTGATGCAGCGTTGATGGCTATCTTCTTGCCACTGGTAGCACCATCAGCCTCATTCTTGGGATGGAAGAGGAGAGAGGCATAAGCCGGGTACTGAAGCCGGAACCAGCGTACACAAGCTATCTGTAGCTGCCCTTCATGTTGCACCTTCTTCTGTTTGGTAGCAGATTTCTTGGTGTATTCAGGATAATTGCCGTTTAGGCGGTCGATTAATTCTTGTCTGTCCATAATCGTATGAATTAAATTGTTTGTTACTTGTATCTTAGTCGCCGAGGATAGACTGGACATAACTCTGTGTCTTATCATCCAAGTCGACCAGTGACTGTTCTTCTTCTGCCACCGATGGATTCCAAACGATGCCCAGTTTGGCTAGAGTGCCATTCTTGTAGGCATCTTTTACCATCTTTGCCATTGAACCATTCGGGTTCTTCTTGGCTGCTTCTATCCAGCCTAGATACTTCTGCCGTAGGGCTTCGGTCTGTTCTTTCTCCAATTCCTTCTTGCGCTCTTCTTTCATTCTGAGGCGAGCTTCTATTTCCTCGTTGGTCTCCTCGCGTTGAGGCTGTGGAGGAGAAGGTGGTGGAGAACTTGAATGCTGAGGCTTCTTCCCAGCTGAGGCTACAACTGTAGGATTGTCGAAGGTTCCTTCCATCAGAGCCTCGTAGTTCTTCGGATTGAAGATCCAGTTGAAGGAGATATAGCATCCACCATCCTTGCGCCCTGAGAGAAGATCGGAGTTGAGAGCCTTGCGAAGCATCGGTTCTATATCCTCGAAGGAATAGTCTGAGATAAATTTTGCCACCATCTTCTTGCGGTCGGGAGTCATCTTTGAAATTGGCTTGACCTGCGTGCCCAGAAAGAGGCGATTGAAGAGTCTTAGCACTTCCGAGAACTGAACTTCGGGATCCAACGACTTTTTTTCTTTTTCTTTTTTTTGTGTGTGGGTGTGGGCTTTCTCCTTTCTTTGTTTGTTTTCTTTTATAGGGGGTTCGGGGGAAATGTTTTCTTTTATTTGTTTCTTTCCTCTTACTTCTGTGCCCTTACCCTTGCCCTTGTCTGTGCCCTCAACTTCGGCAGAATCTTCGGAATCACCTTTCTTTAAAGGGGTTTCGGGATTGTTAATCTGTGCCCTAGACTGTGCCTTTTGGTGTGCCCCTTGTTTAGGGTGTGCCCTAGAGCGTGCCCCATCTTTGCCCTTAATCGTGCCCTTATCTGTGCCCTTGCTATCTTGAAGATACGCTGCACAATCTTGTGTATCAGTAACTTGCGAAGTTAAAATCTGTGCCCCTGATTGTGCCCCTATCTGTGCCCTAAAGAGTGCCCCATTTTGTGCCCCTAGTGGGTTTTGATAGGGTAGTATGCAGTGGGAGAGTGGATGCGAACTGTTAACATACACTATTGTTGAGGCTTTAGGGGAGCTGCATTTTGTGATGATTCGCTCCTGTATGAGAACATCGATGGCACAGCGGATAGACTTGACCGAGGTATGGAGCCGATCAGCGAGCATACGTAAGGAGAGCGTAGCAGCGGAAGCCTCATTGTGGGTGGCAGACAGGAGCACGTAGATGAGCACCTGCACCACTACCGGACGATGAAAGTAACGCCACTGCAGCAGCTCTGGAGTAAGAATGTAGCCATCTGTTTTCATTTGCTGTTTCTTTTATTTGGAATATAGAATTTACTATCTTATTTCTTTTCTTCTGCCTCAATAGCCCGGAATATCTTGTAGGCCACCTGAGGGACCCATGCATTGCCGTAGGCCTTTATTGATTCTGCTCGCCATTTAGGGAAAGAAATGGTAAGGCGGTCCACATCAAAGGGAATCCCATCATTTCTTCTACATACAGGGGATTGAGTTGGAAAGTTTTTCCAGAAGTCTTCTTTTTGGAAGATGGAGAAGGTATCATTCCACTGATTGCCAATGCCGTAAGACTTTTTCCCATCTGAGAATTTGGGTTGAAGGTCTTTGTGAACTTTGTTGCTTCTGTGGCGCAAGGAGTCGGCAAGAGTCCTTGTATTGCGGCAAGAGCCAAGGTTGGACGTTCTGCAGCACCTGGAGAAGGACTTTTGTTTATTCTTCCACTTCCTCTGTCGATTGCTGTTGGCGTAGGAAGGAGATCTAGAGGCATGAACTCTGTTTTTCCTTTCATGTTGCAGCGTTTCAGCCCCTGTGTCTGCACGGTGGGCAACAATCCAGATGCGTTCTCTTTTGTGTGGTGCTCCGACACTGCAAGCTGGAATATTAAGCGGTTGGACGGAATATCCTGCTGCTTCAAGTTCTTGGCAGATTTTTTCGAGTGTGAACCTGCTTTCCTCTCTGTATATGTAATTCTCTTCGAAGAGATCGCCTGTGCGTCCCACTTTAGTCTCTTGGCCGGGCTCCACCATGGTTCGGATTCCAGCAACGTTTTCACCAACGATCCAAGTGGGCTTAATCTCCCGAATCGCTCGTAGCATCTGTGGCCAGAGATAGCGGTTATCGTCTTCTCCCTTTCTTCTGCCGGCAACGCTAAAAGGCTGGCATGGGAATCCTCCGGTGAGAACATCGACTTTTCCCTGCCACTGATGGAAGTCTGTTTTGGTAATGTCTTCATAACTTTCTGAATTTGGGAACCAGTATTGGAGCACCTTGCGAGGGAACTCTTGTATCTCGCAATGGAAGAGGTTCTGCCATCCCATCATGGATGCCGCGACCTCAGCACCACCGATTCCGCTGAATAAACTAGCGTGATTCATATTGCTTACTTTTGTTTCTGTTGTGTTCCAGGAGCCACTGTAGGTGAACAGTCTTAGAAGGATCACGGAAGAGGGATTTTGCCTTGTCTATATCTGGATTCAGCATTATCTTCTTTTCTTTCTTTGCTGCTGCTCTTTTCTTCTGATAGTATCTGCGCTGGTACTCCTTCACCTTTTCGGGGTGATTCTGAAGCCATCGCTTAGATTTTTCCAACAATTTTTCTTTGTTGCGCTGATAGTATCTCTGATAATATCCAGTGCCGTTGGCTCGCTTCTTGGCAGCATTTTCCTTATATAGCTTCATCTTTTCAGGATGTTCCTGTCTGTATTTGCGAGAATAGGGGAGCATTTTATCACGATGCTTAAGATAGTATTCTCGCTGCCAGTGTTTACGTTTTGACTTTGCTTCTTCTGATTCCATAATGATTGAAATTATATAAAAACCACATTTCTGTTTACTTAAAAAGGCTCAGCGGTGAATGCCATTTTCTCATTACTTTCGTATGGGGTACACTGCTCATTTCTTATTTTTCTCCTTTGCCTTTAAGTATCTTCGCTCGAAATTTTTGAACTGTCTGTTTATTGAATAAGCCTCTTCGTTGAAGTCATCATCCAATGTGCCAGATATAGACATAAGAGATTCTGTAGCTTGTAAGAAAGCTTCAAAGTCCTTTTCTGTTACATTCATTTTTGCCATATCATCTTCTTTTTACCCTCTCCCTGTTGCCAGGGAGAGGGTGGTTAGTTACTCTGTTACTTCAATGTACTTAACTGGATTGTATAGGGAACGACATTCTTTTTCAATACATTGAAACTTACCATAAAATACACACCCTACACATTCCAATGTAGGGTTTGGAACTTCCTTAATCATAATTACTATCTATTTATCCTTTGCAGGATGGTTGGTTTAAAGTTCATCAAACTCTTTCTGAATGCTATCGAAAGCCTTTGCTATAGCTCTTTTTATACTATCAGCTTCATGTGGTGCATACTGTGTTATGTTCAAAAGGGCATTCCCCAATCTGCTACCATCAATATTATCTTTACCTTTACAATATCTACTGATAGTCGTTTGGTAATATTCGATGAAACTGTTTAAAGCGTTTGCTCTATCTAATCTTTGTTTATCCATATTGCTAACTGTTTATTAGTTAATCTACTTTTCATTCACATGGCAGTTTCTCCTGATGCTCCACGTATCTTTTGTGCTTAAGGCAATACTTGCCATTGATGCAGTTACGCCCATCAGGGCAGAGGAGGCACTTGCGAGCTGCATAGCTCTTACTTCTGGAATCGCTCATAATAGTAAGTTACTATCTGATGTTCAGTAGGCTGAAAGCCATTACGAGTTGTAAGAGTATCTACTATCTCATCATAGGTGCTCTGAGGCATCTGTGAAATGAGGTTCTCATCATGAATGCCCTGTGAGAGTTTACTGAGGCAGAGCCATCCAAGGACTAGCCAGATGGCAATGCAGAAGAAGATCTTAATTGTTTTCATAACTTTATCTTTTTATATTGTTTATAATAGCGGTAGGTAAAGGGATTCGAACCCCGTGCCCGGCTGCTTAGTCCTTCTTCGCAGTCTTTTTTGATAAACACCCAGAACTAAGTAATTTAAACGTTATAACTTGAACATCGCCCCCAATGGGCAAAGCAACTGTTACCTACCATAGTTTCGCATAATTTGTACTAATCAATATCAGCCTTATATCTATCCTAAAAGTAAAATCTTATTTGGGACACAGATAGTCTTGAACTTGGCAGGCACAGGCTTCCAGCTCTGATACTTTGTATTCGTGGCGAGTAATCTTGCCATTACTGCCTCTTGCGAAATCCTTCACCTTTCCTTCACGTTTCCATCGCTCTACGTTTTTTCTTCCGTAGATGTCATATGCCTTGGCTTGTGTGAGGAACGGACGTTTACCCACAGCCTTGCAGACTTCTTCTTTCACAACGTTGCGTATGGCTGACAGGAATGTATCAAAGGATAGCATCTTATCTGCAAACTGGATTTGTACTACTTCGTTCATGACTATTGTTTTTATTTTGTTCTTGTAACTGTGATGATCTCTTTCTCCCGGTTGATTTTGGTTCTGAACTTACGACAGTAAATTACACCTAATTCCGAGCAGGTTGTTTTGATCGTTCTCATTCTTTGGATAGGAAATGAGATTGATTTACCCAGCTCCAGTTCTCTGATCTGAGGTCTGAGTGGTACTTTTTCTTCTGACATATTGCTTGATTTTAATTGTTATTTTACTAGTTTGAAATCGTAAACGAAAACGAGAGGATTGCTGTCCCAATGGAGGTGGAGTTTGCAGCTAAGCATCTTGTATGCTTCGATAGGAGTACTGTACCACAATTTCTTACGTTTGCTATCGTTAGTGGCATCGTATGAATAGAGATTATGAAACCAGGTTATGTAACAACAGTAGATTCCTTCCTTCATGCAGTCATCGGTACTGATATACTGTAGTCTTTCACACCGAATGTTGGTAATTATGATTTGATGAGGCATCAAATCAGACTTCACAAACATCTTGTTTCCCCATCCTTCGGAAGTATTTATCCTTGGGTGTAGTTCTTTGATATACGGAATATCGCTGTATCTTTGTGCGACTGCTACGACTTCACCTATTTTATAAGTGGACTTTGCTACAATCTCATTTCCATCATTTATGGCGAATTTGCCTTTGTCTTTTCCTTCCGTATAGAAACCGCAATTGCAGTTATACTTGAAAGGCTTTTCATAAGCGATTCTTCTGGTTTGAGTCTTGCGACCATCTAGAACAGCTTCGGTGAGACCGTACTGGTCATTGAACATTATCTTTTTCATACGCTTTGTTTCGTTTGTTGATTCAAAACATTATTCTGAATGGTTTGCCTTTCAAAGATGGCCTCTTATTGAGAACAAACCTTAGTAACTCCTCGTATCTTATCGCGAACAATGGACAATACATGTATTTCAGTGTGCATACAAATCTGTTATTGAGCATAATATCGAGGAATAGAGCTTTATACTTTTTCATTTTTGCCTCCTTCCTATATGGTAGGAACTAAGTCCTTGATGTAAGCCCAGTAAGCGAAGCGGAATTGCTTGCGGATGATTCCGTTCCACTTCATCTTATCGCTTATGTTGACAGCATCATAAAACTCATGCAGGCATTTCTTTTCTAAGTCAATAAGAACCGGATGAGTGAAGTCTTTGGAAACACCAATGATATTGGTGTGCAAATCTTCCGGAACTTCCTTTGCTTTATGCCAAGATCGGCTGAGGCTGATATATTCCTCTTCTTCTTCATAACAATAAGGTTTTATATCTGGAACCTTATTCTTGTGTCCAATCCAATATTCTCTATATGAAACATTTCCTACAGCTGTTAAGCCTGTGTCATGTATCAAAGAATTTGTTCGAACCCATAACCTTTTAGGCGCATCGGGAACTTTTTTATCTTCATTCTTCATTTTTCTTCAAATTTATTTGGTACTTATTTATTTATTTACTAACTTTACGGTGCAAAAGTACAATAAACTTTTTGAAAGCGTATGGTTTGGTGGGCATTATTAGTATATATTAACCCACTTTGTTGAACATTTAAAGGATTTTAATATGAATGTGCAAAGAATAGTGGACATTATAACGTCCAATAAACTTAGCAAAATTGATATTGCTTCTAGGATGAAGGTTAGTCGAACTACGTTGGATAACCTTCTGAACGGTGCTGATGTGAAGGTTAGTACAGTTGAAAACCTTGCTGAAGTCCTTGGTGTAGATGTTGCTGAGTTTTTTAGTTCAGATAAGAAAACGCCTTCTTTGTCCAATAAAAGTGTAGTAGATATGAATGAATTGGAACGAGAAGTAATAGCTCTAAGAGCGGAAAATAAGGTGCTGAGGGAGATTCAGGGTCTTTCGGCTAGAAGCCAGGTACATGTAGGATAATTAAAATGAGAAAGGAATGAAGAATTTTATAAATTGCTATTCTAATGGCAATGTAACAGTTTTAGGAATCACGATAGGTGACGATTTCCAGCACGTAATGGAAATCGCTTCTTTATATGATGGCAAAACTGATATGATTGAAATTATTATCCCTAGTTACAAGATAAATGCCAATCTGTATGTTTCAATATTATATAAATTCGACAATAATAAATGTGTCGATATAACAATTGAAAGTTGCACAGACAGAACTGCAAATGTATGGGATGCAGTAAATGTATTAATGGGGATGCTGGATTCCAATTTGTTTGTTATTAACAATTCTTCATCGAATCATGATGCAATAAAATATGGATATTTGAACCCTTTGTTGAGTATATCTATTTTTACCCACTTCAATCCCGATTATCGGAAAATGACTGCAGTTATGCATATAACTAGTAGGTATTGGGAGTGCTTCGGTAATAAATTGAACTCTAAAAGTGTTATGAATAGAATTTTTCATCTTTATAAAATTGATACACATTCTGGGCAAAATTGGCTCAAATATTACTATATGGTGCTAAGTATGATTGTAGCTTCTGTATTTATATATTGTTGCTGCATCTTTTTGTTGAATAATAAAACTATCATGGATAGTAACAAAAGATATACTTTACAGGATAGGTATGTTCTAGACAATGAGACAGGTAAGGTTTATCATATTAGCACATCCTTTCCTCCAAAGAAAGTATTTGATGCTTCTCTTTTAAAATAGGCTGGTGCGGTAAATGATATATAGTTAAATTTCAAATGGATTAAGATATGAAGAAGATTTTATTTGCTCTTTCAATGTTTCTTTTGAGTGTTCCGGTAATGGCACAGAAAACATTTGAGAAGTATACAGTTGGCTATGAATCAGGAAATAAAGGTATACAGGTTGATGGTGATGATGGTGTAATAGTTGTTGTCTCTAAAAAAGATGATCGGAAGATAACCAAACATCAGGAGTTTTATGTTTCGATTATTAACCAAAGTCAGAATAGATTTAACTTTGATCCATCAAAAATACAAGTTGAGGCTATTAACAAGAATAAGACTGAGTCTTGCGAAGTGTACACTTGTGATGAATGGGTGAAGAAAGAAAAGACAAGGATTCTGTTATGGGGTCCAAATAATATAGAGGAGCAGTCTGTAAGCACTAATGTTAAAGGAGCTGATGGTAAGACTACAACCATCGAAACTAAAGCCCAGGTTGTAACTAACGCTAATGATGAGGCTAGGGCACAAGCAGAGGCAAGTATCAATAGCAGATACTTCAAGCGTGTAACTATTAATGCAGGTCAAATGCGTTATGGTATGGTTGTGGCGAAGAATCCAAAGGCTCAGAACTTGATAGTGAAGGTTCCTGTAAATGGAAACATTTATATCTTTGACTTATCAAAAGAATAATGATCCTTTGGATTAGTGAACAGCAAACTTGTTCAAGTTTAAGATATAGTATAGTATAATTTAGTAATAAACAATGTTAGTATTGTTCTAGTAGAATTTAATTAATACGTATAAATAAAGTAATTATGAAAATGAAAATGATCTTACCGATGATGCTGATCGCAGCTCTGCCATTAGGCG